CTCATGATGGCAGACGGTCACGACCAGGCAGACATTCTGGAATTCCTGGAAAAGTCAGAAAATATATAAAATCCCCACCCCGACCAGTATGTCGACAGAAAGTGATATTTCATGACAGCAGGGCTATATACGAGCCCATTTTTGTTTGACCACTATAGAAGCCCAGTCTGGGCAGAAAAATTTTTTTTCGTCAGAAAAAGTCTACTGTCTGTTTAAGACCCTTCCGTCAACTATTGGGATTGTATAAAATTAAGGGTTCAAAAAGGCTTTTTTAGAACTAAATCTGATAACTTTGATAACTTTTTTGCTTTTGCTTTTAAAGGCTGATTTAGAACTAAATCTGATAACTTTTTTGCTTTTACAGAGCTTCTCTGGCGACCGTCAAAGCCTGTTTTTGCTTTTACTGGATGATCCAGAACTGGATGATCACCCAGAACTGGATGATCCAGATCGGTGTCTTGCAGATACATTGTTAAATATCTTGTGGCATCCTGTTTAGCAAGATTGTTGATAAAATTCTGATTCATTTTTGGCATTGGGATTCTTTTGAGCATATGCCTTGAAGGAATAGACATCTTTAAATTCATTACATGCAGTCGCCATGCTTTATTCACATAACTATAATCAACTTTAGAGTCACTGGTATAACTTTTAACCAACTGGCTTTCTATTTCTGCAAGTAAATCCTCTTCAGGAGTACCTGATATAGCGGCTATGTCTGGTTTCACAGGTGATTTAAATCCAGATTGTCTGCTGTAAGTGGCTATTATTTTACGGGCTCGGTCTGGTATTGTGCTGTCAGACTGTTCTGCGGATTCGAACAGAGTCTTCCCACCACTGGCGTAATAGTTCTTTAAGATGTCCTGCATGTTGTCGTTCATAATACTATTTATCAGATACCCGTTAAGGCCTGTTTATGATTTCAAACCAATCAGGATGTTGATCATATACCCTGGCTAACGGAAACTCTGCATCAGTAACTGGATATCTGCTGTCAACATATTTTACGGCTTCCACATAGGCATCACACAGTTTATCCAGTCTGTGTGCTGGTACTTTGATCACCTGTGCTAATAACCAGGTCTGGTATGGATTCGGTATATCTCCATATAGTGTGATGTTCTGTCGTTCCCATCTGTCTCCAGTATACTGACTGCACAGGATTTTATCTGATTCAGTATTACTGATTTCCGCCAGGTTTTCAGTATTCACACAGTCTATCCACATATAGTAGTCTTCTGCTGGGTAAAGTTCTGCCAGATGTTTCAGTAACAGTATTTTACTGGTCAGTATGGGAGTTAAACGTTTTAGTGCGGTGGCTGATATCTGTCTGCCAAACTTTAAATACTCAGGGTTTCGGGGTGTTTTATCAGTCAGTATCTGGTGTGCTGGTAGGTGTTCATATGGGAAATTGTGTTCTGTCAGGAATAAATCTGTCTGATCCCATTTCACACTCTGTATGTGACCCTGCTGATAACTGGGTTTGGGATTGTCAGGCACGTCCCAGAAACCTGACACGGTCTTCATTTATCAGGTAATACTGGATGCCAGCGAACTCGCTGACTGGATGAGCCACCATACTGAAGCACCACATGTCTGTTTATGCGTCTGTTACTGACTGGATCTCTGCTCCAGTGATTATGCATATCTGTGGGAGTAAACGCACGGAGTTTGGTATCACAATAACCCACATATACTGTGAGTCTGAACTGATGAGGTTCCGATACACTTTCTATGCGATGCCATAACTGATGTGGAAATATAACCTGTGTGTTGAACTCATTGGGCACATACAGTTCATCTGATTCTCCCAGATAGAAGCCGCCCTGCCAGTCAGTTTGCCAGCCAGGGTTACCAAACCATAGTGTAACTAATCCGGATTTGGGTTCTGATTTATCCACATCACGATGTCCCACAAAGGTGTGCTGGTCAGTAAACAGATTAACATGGCAACGATGTACATGCTGGTGTGTGAATTCGGTCCCATGTTCAGTATTCCAGTCTGGCAGATAGGGATTGTCTCCAAACACCTGATACATCTGTTCAGCAGTATTGCCACTACACCATGTGACCTGTTTGTTATCATCTGACTCAGTACTGCCGGCACAGAACACCACCTCCTTCTGATAGAATTCAAACCATTTTCTGCACACCTGTTTACTGAGTGCATTTTTTATTATCCATACTGGATATCCGTCTACCACATGCCGACTAATTTTCATAACAAACTCTGTATGCTGTGGGCAAACAACTGATTGCCTTCTTCATTCATGTGATTAATTTTGCCTGGGTAACTCTGATGTATGCTGTGGCCGTCCACATAAGTGAACATGTGATCCACCACAATTTCGTTATGTGCTATGTTACTGGTCACTATGGTGTTATTGGGCTCCAGATCGCTTAACAGGTCACGCACCAGCAGTCGATGTATATACTCTGCCTGAGCAGTATCAAAGTGATGTCGATAAAAACCTATAGCACTCTGTATTTGTGGGTTATCTGGTTGTTGGGTTAAATGATATTCTAAATCTGTATATATTAAATCACTATTGGCATGTAAGCCAGTCTGATGTACAGGGTGTTGCGGAGTATACAGTCTGTAGGGCGATGTGATACTGACTATTATGGTGTCATAGTCAGCAATGTCTGACTGATGTAGTTGCTGGTTGATACTATACTGGCTTACACCTGCCTGTGCTCGGTTAGTGACATTATGATGTTCTGCCAGTATGTTAGGCCAGCCCTGATACTGATCATACTGACCGCTCCAGTCAGCCGCCCAACTATCTCCCAGTATTAATATTTTCATATATGTCCTCTATTGTGATAGTGTGGTATGCTATCCATCTGTCTGTTGTGCCTTGCCAATCGATACTGTGAGCAGTATTAATGTGGTTCAAAAAGAACACACCATCGCCCTCTGCATCTGAAGCCTGCCAGTCCAGGTGTGGGAAATTGGTACTGCCTCCAGGATTGTCCACTAAATTAATTATCAGTACTGCCACTATCCATCTGTTATCAGTGTGTGGTCCCATTGCGAAGCCAGGCTCATCTGCTGTAAACTCTACATTTTCTGATATACTGATATTGTCAGCATAGTGTTTCCAGATCTGACCCCAGAGTTCTATGTTATCAGATTTAGCAATTCGAATTATATCAGCATATTGTTTACACCATTCTGACACAAACTGATTGATATCGTCTGCCGGGCTAACGATATCTAAATGATATCTGCCAGGGTACCCTTTGGATTCACCACGCCTGTAATCTAATTGTGTGAGTTCCATATCAGTAATACTCCACACAGGGTATTTTGGATTAATCATTTCCACGTTCATGATCAGTATTTATTAAGTCAGTAGTTTATAAATAAAGATATATGAATACAGTATGGATATTTGGTGGCAGTTTTTGTAGTGGCTACTATCGTGGTGGAGGCAAACGTGACTGGATATCTCAATTAAATTGTGAGCCCATAGTTTATGCTACCACACCACAATCGCCACGCAGTCAGTATCTGATGCTGAAATATGCTGTGGAACATTCAGAATTACCAGACTATGTTATATATGACTATCCTCCCTGTAGCAGAATTCATATGCCTACCTCATTGGGTATAAACAGTCAAAACATGACAAACTTCTGGAACTGGTGTGAAACTCGTACTGGACAACCACCAGAGTGTGATGTTAAACCTGATACCAATCCTGGCAGATGGGGAGTAAGAGATTTAAATTGGTTAGATGACGATACTGGATTAAGTAATTACAGCAAACAATTTCTGTTAGAGTGTCAGCGAAAGGTTATAAGTGGAGAGCTACCAGATAAAACTCAGCATCAGTATACTATTAAAGCATTATGTATGCTACAGGATTTAGCAATTCCACATGTATGGTTTAGTGTAAACAACGATTGTGTAGAACTATTTGCAGAGTTTATGGATACTTATATAGACATAATGACTCTTAATGGTACAATACCCACACAGATATATAACAGTAAAACATTTAATCACTTATCTATACAGCAAAACATTATGTGGGCTGATTACTTTAACACCAGGATCAGTTAAATAATTATATGAAGAAACGAGCCCATATAATTAGTTTGGTAAAAACATGCACCTGGAGAGTTCTAGCAAGTGCTGATACCTTTCTTCTGTCTTGGTTAATAACTGGAAATGTTACTATGGGTGCCAGTATTGCCAGTCTAGAAGTGCTCACTAAAATGTTTTTATACTATGTACACGAACGCCAATGGGAGAAGCCTAAGTTTAACTTGTGGGTGCTAAAAACATATCGCCGATTCTTCAACTAGAAGTATGCCCTTGATTCCTTACCGCTCGACGGCGGGTAGTGGATTTACTCCGCAAACCTGCCGAGTCTCGTATAGCCCTGTCTATACGAACAAGTAATCGTGAGTGTAGCACGAATTTTTTAAAAGTCAAGTCTTTATAAATGGTTAAAGTTTATTTGTGTCAACCAGATGCTTCAGAACAGTAGCATTTATATAATAAGTTGTAGAGCCTTCAAAGTCTGGCCTTTTAGATTTTTGAAATCCATGTTTAATCCAGTCACTGTGTGATCCTGGTATCTTGTTTAATGTTTTACCACTCAGAGGTCCTTGTCCAGATACTTTACCTCTAAAGGTACTCACAAAATGATATGGTTTACTGTAAGGATGTGGTAAGCCACCAAACTCCAACTCTTTTGCTTTCTTTTTCCAATACATATCGTCTGCTTGTTTCATTTCTTTATCAAGTTCAGTATTGGTGGGATTGTCGTAATTTTTATAATTATCTATTTCTGTTATCCTCATGCAACTATTTATCATAAATATCGACATGCAAGTTCGATTTAAATTGCCGGCAGGAGGAAGTGGAATACCTGCAAGTATGAAATGTAATCACATCAAAGGTGAAGTATTACTTTGGTGTGCCAGATACTTCTATTTGTTTCAGGACATAGAGCTTGATAGAGTAAAAGGCAAAGGCTTAGTGGCAACATTTAAAAACGAAGACATATATAATACATTTAGATTAACCTGGGACGGCCAAGAGTATGACAGATATTGATGGTGCTTACAACACAGACTTACTTGGCTTACTGCATAGTGCTAAAAAGCATGGCGCAACAGCATACACTGGAATCAGCAAACTATCTGAAATAGTTAATGCTGTGGGAGACTACGGTCACTTACCTACACTTATAGAACGTGTTAGACAAGACTTTAATAACTTTATATGGAAAGTACAAACACCTGATAGTCCAGTAAGTCAAACAATGGACAAATTGGTAAACATATGGTTGTTACAACAGGATTTACTTTCAGGTAATTTGTTTGATGACTTTATTGTTATTAATTTTACTATTATAAAAGGCAAGCCTTATTTTGATGTACATCCTGGCAGAACAAGACTGTACTTCCATAATTCGTATTTTGATAGAGTAAATGTTTTATTTTTAGACTATAGTAATACAGTTACAGAGGGAGGAATATTTAAACTTACTACACTTAAAGACCAGGATTGCAGAAATTTTAAACACACAGAATACAGATTAACAGACAACTGGCATTTAGAACAAATGCCAATCAATCATTTATTGGTGCAACCAAATAAAAATGAACAATGGCATTGGCCTGCTTTACAGGAGTCTGTGAAGTTTGAATTAAAATATACAAATGATTTATTAACAAGCATAACTGCCAACAATAAACCGTTTATGACTTACACAGATTATGTTTGGAAGATAAATACTTGTATATAAATTTTTATTGGAGTTTTAAAAATGCCAACAGACAGAACCTATCCAGCAGATGCGGCCGAATGGTATGCAAGTAAAAGCAGTGAAGTTAGTTCAAAAACAGACGTAGTTGTAGGAGAGCATATTGGTCAAGCGGCGCCTGGCGGTGTATCACCATTAAGTGCTTTTGATGGATATACTCCTGTAGAAAGAATCGATAATCCCACAGATGGTATTAATGATGCGGCTGACTATGTAGTTTACTTCAGCAAAGATGATGCAGATCCAAAAGAGCTTTACAAAGCAACTAACGGTGACATCAGTACATTGGCACAACTTACAAGTGGTGCTGAATACGATACCTATTACTCATACTGCGGATAATTACTTGACAATCTAAAAAAATACTATATACTTATAGTATGTCAGATCTTCTTGAACAACTAAAATCTGTGTCTCATGACCAGGAGATGTTCTATGACATTCTTCTGGAGATTGGTGGCGACATGGATGACGTAAGTAATATCAGAACAAATGAAAACTATGTGAGTGGTTGTCAGAGTGCTGTGTGGATTACTGCTGAAAAAGTAGACGGAGTTTGGGATATACAAACTGACAGTGATGCCTTTATGGTAAAAGGTATTGCAAGGCTAGTGGCCGAGGTAGCAACACCAGATCCTAGTACAATTCGTTTTGGAGACTTTCACAGTATCACAAAAAACTTAACAGTACAAAGGCAAAAGGGTATGCAGGCCATTATTAACAAAATTATACAACTAACTGAAGGTAAATAATAACATGAACTTTGTACCATATGTAATAGAAAAGACCGCTCAAGGCGAACGTAGTTACGACATTTATAGTAGACTACTAAAAGAAAGAATCATATTCCTTAATGGAGAAGTAAACGACGCAGTATCAAATAGTATTTGTGCTCAGTTACTTTTCCTTGAAGCAGAGGATAGTGATGCTGATATTAATTTTTACATTAATAGTCCTGGCGGAACTGTAACAAGTGGTATGGCAATGTACGACACAATGCAATATATAAAACCAGATGTGTCTACTATTGTAATGGGACAGGCGGCTAGTATGGGAAGTTTCCTTGCTAATAGTGGTGCTCCTGGTAAACGTTTTATATTACCTGGTGCCAGACATATGATACACCAACCATTAGGTGGTGCAAGTGGACAAGCAAGTGATATTCAAATTCGTGCTAATGAGATAATCCGTATTAAAAAGGAACTCACAGAGGCATACGTTTTACATAATACCAAAGGTAAAACTTATGAAGAGTTTGAGGCGGCTATGGATAGAGATAACTTTATGACATCTCAAGAAGCATTAGACTTTGGATTAGTGGACGAAATTATATCTAATAGAACCTAAACTGCTATAACTACGGAATTCTCCTGCTAAATATTAGTATGGAGATAAAACCAAAAGTTTACATACCCAAAAAGGTAGACGAGCAAGGATACGACGAGGAAGGAGTACTTCACGATAAGTGCGGTACTGACGATTGTTGTAACAGTTGCGATACATCAGACACACAAGAAGAAAAACAAGATGGCAGAATTTAGTTTTATAGAAATCAGTTATGACACCTCAGTTGTAGAGACAGAGAAAATAGAAACTGAATTAACACGTTTAGGTTTTATACACAGAACGCAACATAATACTGGCAGTACAGGATTTTGGAATCTACAAAGTTGCATACTACTTCTGCGTAAAGATAATTCCAAACGATCTCCATGCATAACTGGTATAGGTTTCAATGCTAACGATAATGATATTTTCAATTTAAAAGCAACACTCGACACTACTACTGATTTTTATTTTGTAGACAATGGTATAGGAATTAAAACTTACCTGCTTACAGAAAAACAAATAAATCATTACAATTCAAATTTAGAAGAGAACTATGATATTATAGACTCTGACTCTAAGACACTTAAACATCTTAATTACATAAGTGGAGTTAAAATGAATTGCCACAATGAAAATATTATAGATCATTATTTACAGATAGGGTTTAAGTATAAAGATGTATCAGACAACTACGGCAAATTAACCTGCGAAAATAATAGATTTACAATTATGCTGGATAAACGTACAGCACAAAACAATGTGCCTACACTTATTTGTGATACGCATGACGTATTTGATTCAACTGCATATTTTTTAAGTGTAGGCATAGACCCAGAAGTGTTTAATCATAATATACATCAAAATTTTGGTACAAAATTAAACTACAAAATAAGAGCATATAATTGCAGAGCCTGGGGCAACGAACAAAGTTATACTATAGAAAACTTTATTAGGGTAACACCTGAAATAGATATTATTTTTAGACAAAGAAATCAATATTTACATATACACGAAACAACACTAGATAGTTATTATGCAGAAGAGCACTAATTTAGAAAGATTTGATAATTGGATGTCGTGGAAGGAAAACGCACATCAACTTACTATTAAGGCTAAGTTATCCAAAAGAACACCTAAGCAATTAAATCAAAGTGTTAGTGGTGTATGTCTCAGTATGGGGTTAAGGCCTATGGAAGATTTTCAAGTAACTATGTATGAGGTAAGATTTAGAACAAAAACATTCTTAGCAATGTTTAAAATGAACTTTAACGACGATGAGTGATTATTGGGAAAAGATCCAGGAAATGGATTCAGATAAACTGTTTGAAGAGATTAAAAAACTTAACGACAAATTATATAAAATGGATCAAAACTCTCCCATGTTTCAACAGGTAAGAGGAATGTTGGACATGTGTAGTGAAAGGCAATCTGATCTTATGGCAGTAATTATAGAAAATAATGACAAGACTCCAGACGTATTGGAGATAGGAGAGATAGAATCTGTTGTATATACACCAGAGTATTCAGAACAAGAACTTTTAACTACACTTAGTAACTTTTACACACAAAAGAAGGAAAAGAAACCTTTAACAGTAACACCAGAACAAAGAGCAGAGACGGTATCACAACCTAAAGTAGAACAGCAACCACAACCAAGTTCAGAGTTTACAATAGAAGTACCTAAATTTGGAGCAACAAAATGAACATAATGCAAATAACTAAAAACATACCAGTACACATGGTATGGGTTTATGATAACGAAGATAGACGACAAGTAAAGTCTTGTACATATGAAATAGAATACAGTTTAAGGACTAATGTAGAGGAAACAGAAACTCGTAAGCAGGCATTCCTACAACAAAATATTAGTTTTAGTACAATTAATTCCTTTTTATATGATCAATTACATCAGAGTATTGTATATGATATGGACAGTAAGGCTGTCGTCGAAAGAGCATTTGCAAGTCATGATAACAACTTTTTAATACTGCCGGATTTAAGTGACGCCTGTTTGGCTATGGCACTACATTGTAAGTTAAATTATATTTGTCACGAAAATAGTTTTGTAGAAAGTATCAGCATAAAAGACAAAATTGATGGCATAGCATATAGTATGTTTGCAGACGATGACGAATACGATCAGTTGCCTACTATTTCAGAATGGATAGGCGAACTGAGCTTTTGGGAAACTCCCTGGTGGCGTAGAAGAGACTTCAGCACATTTGATAATATAGCAAGTAGCAAAGAAGAAAAAGAGGAGTTCTTTAATAAAGATATAAATCAAGACATATTAAAAAGAATGGAAGAGCCACTTGCACAGATAGAAGGACAAGTGATCGCAGACATTTACGGAAAAGAAATAAAAGACGTTATTGAAGAAAGTGGCGCAGACACTTCAAGTGGTGAATTACTAGAAGTAGACTTTAAGAATAAAAAGTTTAAACCTAAACTGGTACCCAAAGACAAATAGATTGACTTTTACATATTTTTCATATATAATATACTTATGGAAAACTATCTAGCCGACGAGCAAACTGGTATTGAATTACTCTATAGAGGTGAGGATATATCTGATATTGCATTTGTGGATATTAAACAATTCAATAAAGTTGCTAAAGAACTGGAACTCAACGATATAAGTGATGTTTCCAGAATCAGTAAAGAATTTAATATACCACAGCATTACAAAGAACTAGATGTTGAGAAGTATATACATGACAAACTTATACAACGTGATCCCGACGAGATAGGGAGAGTAGAGATGGAGTTAGAAATGTATAAAGAACGAGGTTTATTCCCTGTACTACAGTTATTAATATGGATTGTTGATACAATGCGTAAACATAATTTAGTATGGGGTGTAGGCAGAGGTAGTAGTGTTTCCAGTTATTTACTCTATATTTTGGGGGTCCACAAGGTCAATAGTCATAAATATAGATTAGACATAAAGGAATTTTTAAAATAATATGGTACAACGCAAAACAAACAAAGGTCAAGTTATAGATATGGATGCCTTAATTGCCTCACAGGGAGATAGACCTGCGGTGGGAAATGCAGGTACTGATGCTCATGGTAATGTTTTAGGACCAGACGGGGTTGTGTTAACTCCTGCTGAAGAAAGAGTAAGAGCATATTATGAAGATAATCCTATGGCCAGCACAGCACAACAAAGTATTAAAGGCAATACGCCACAGGTAGAATTTACACAGGAAGATAACTTACAAGAAGTTAAAACATCTAAAACTGCTAAAGAAAATGTACGAACTAGTAAAGTACAACCAGACACACAAACTAAAAAAGAACCAGAACCAACAGCACCTGAAGAAGAATCGTTCGACAGTCAAGAGCCACTAGGCTTTAAAGAAGTTGAACTTCCTAATGGTGATATAGAAATGGTTCCTTATTACACAGAGGAAGAAGCAGATGAGGATAAGACCAAGGACTGATAATATCTTTTGCATTAACGCCGACTTTGGTGATACTGTAACAAACTCAGGTATTATAATCAAAAAAACATTAGGTAAAGAATCTGGAGTAACTCCCAGATGGATGGAAGTCTTTGATGTAGGACCTGATGTAGATTTTTTACAACCAGGACAATGGGTATATGTGGAATATGGCCGTTGGACAGAAGGATTTAAGGTAAAAGATGACAGGTTGGAAAATGGCCAAGAGATTTGGAAAGTAGACCCTGCAGGGTGTTTAGCAGTTGCAGACGAAAAACCAAGCGACCAGATTAATATAAAATCGGCAAGTTACGAATTTGAACATAAGAAAACATTATGAAGTTAAGTAGCGGAGAAAAGACAGGCATTACAACAATAGGTGCAACAGGTATAACAATACTTGCCGGAGTAATTTTTGCAGATTTAAGTCCATGGTGGCTTATACTATCAACATTCCTTGTTGTATCAGCAGTAGGGCACGAACACGGGTTAGTAAAAAAATAATGCCATACATAGAACGCACAGGCAAAAAAACAATTAAGGAACAATTATACCAATGGTTTGGTGTTATGACTGATCCACGTATAGACGGATTTAACGGCTTTGCATGTAAGCAAAAAATATATGAAGTTAAATGGGAATGTGAGCGTATATTAGAAAGCGAAAAGTGTCCTACCTATGCAGGTGAGGAAGAATGGATTGCGGAGCAAAAGGTTAATAAAGCAGTAGACCGAATATCAGGAAAACACGACAGCATACCTTATGTGGATTAAATGAATACATTAAAGTTAGGAATAATAGGAAAAGGTTTTGTAGGTTCCGCAGTTTCTAATGGCTTTGATAAAAATGTAGACCAATTTATAGTTGATACAAAACTAAACAACAACACTATATCTCAATTAGTTAACTTTAATACATCAATTGTGTTTGTATGTGTTCCTACACCTAAGCAAGACAGTCACATGGACGTAGACGTAAGTTCAGTTAGACAAGTGTTAGGCGAATTATCTGACTTGCAATACAAAGGAATTGTAGTTATAAAAAGTACAATTACTCCAGATCATTTAATAAAAATGAAAAAGGACTTTGTTTTAAAAATAGTTTACAATCCTGAATTTTTAACAGAAGCAAATAGTTTTGAAGATTTTATAAATCCAAATATGCAAGTATTAGGTGGTAAGTGGAAGGATTGTGATACTGTAGAGAAAGCATACGTTAGACATAGTTCAGTAAAAATTGTGCCAACATTTAAAGTTGATCTTATCACAGCAAGTTTAATTAAATATACTATTAATAGTTGGTTAGCAACCAAAGTTACATTTTTTAATGAGCTGTATGAATTGCATATGGCTAGTGGCACCAAAGTACCTTGGGAGAACTTTACCGAAATGTTATCACAAGATGGCCGTATAGGAGATACTCATATGTCAGTACCTGGCACAGACGGTAAGTTTGGCTTTGGTGGTCATTGTTTTCCTAAAGACACAGAGGCATTAGTTTATTACAGTAAACTTAAAAAAACAGATTTATCTATATTAAAGAAAGCAATAGATAAAAATAAAACTCAAAGAAGCAAATAATGAAAGTAAATCATATTTTCCTACGGCATTTTATGACTAATGACATACAAGAGCCCGGAATGCCTACAACAGAATCTTCTCATACATATGAGTTTTACAAGCATTTTGAAAAATATGAATGTCCTATAGATCCTGAATTTGAAACACCTATAGAGTTTAAAGTTTCTGTAACACCGCAAATAAGTTATTGCTATCCTAAATTAGAAGAAGTATTTGAGGAAGAGGGTTGGCTTAACGTAGTATGGGTGCCTATGCATTTCCCTACATGGAGATGGTTTAATAATTTTTATAAAGAAATTTTACATGATTTAGAAATTCTGGCAGACCCAAACAATCCTCACAAGATAGCAGTAGTATGGGATTATAATAATGAAACTATATTCCCTGGAAACTTTCTGGATACTGAAACACAAATTGATATTTTACAAGGCTTAGATGTTGGGCAGTTTTACTGTAGCACATTGTCTTGGAATAGAACTAATGTATTAGATAAAATTGGCTTTAGACAGATTATAAGTAATTATTCATGTCTAGGCGGACTTGCATTGTTCGATGCTATGGACGAAGATCCTAGTCTCAAAAGTGGATTTAGAAATTTAGTTCCAGGCAAAGAGTATCCTATACGATATTTTTGTCCTAATAATGTGTTTAGACCAAACAGAGCAATGGGTATTGTAAAAATGCATCACAAAGGAATGTTAGATGATACTGAGTGGAGTATGAATAAGTTCAGCCAATGGCATGAGATGGATAGATTTATACAAATTACTGATACAGATTTCTTTTCTTATGTAGAAGAATATTTTGACTTGTTTGGCAAAACACCTAGGCAAATGAGTTATCCCTGGAACAGGTCGTTTAATTTAGACAGAATAAATCAAGATCGTGGAGATCATAGCATGAAGCATAAATCTTGGTATGATGCTTTCCCACACGATCTTATGGATAAAGTATACATTTATATACCACAACAAACAGTTACAGGCAAAACTACTGAAGAACCTATTAATCCACTTAAACCTTATTATGTAGGAGATTGGGACGAAAAGATTTTAAAAGGATTTTTGTATTGTAAACCTATATTTATAAATGGCAGAGCAGGAACTGTAAAGATATTAGAAGAGTTAGGATTCGATATGCTAACTGATTACTACACATACGATTATGACAGTGAGCAAGATGATATTGTTAGGATAGATAAAATGCTAGACTGTGCTAGGAACTTCCCTAAACCAGATCACGACATGATTGCAAGGGTAGAAAAAAATAATAAACTTGTACGAAGTAAAGAGTTTTGGTGGAACAGCCAATCAAATTTAATGGAAATATTACTTGACAATCATTCTTAATAGTGTATAATATACACTTAAATAGGAGAATGTAATGACCAAAACAGCAGTAAACCCTGTCGCAGAATACAACAGAGAAAAAACTGGCACAAGAGTAATTTCAGATTACAGAAACGATCTTATATTTGAGCAACCAAGAGACAATTTATTACAGCAAGAATTTAAAAGTTATGAGTACACTCAGCATGGTGTTAAGGTAACTACTATTGTAAGAAAGTTTACAAGAGACGGTGATTACCACGATATAGAATCTACAGGTTTTATTGGAAGTTAAATGTTTGCTAAGTGCAGTGAGTGTAAAAAGACCGTAGCACTTAACGATGTAAAATATTATACTCCTGATAAACTGAATGTATTTTGTGATGCTTATTGTAGTAATGCATGGTATACTAAAACTTTTGAAAAACTAGACGCAAAAAAGGATCAAACAAATGATAGTAACTGATCAAGAACTGCAAGATCTTATAGATACATTAACTTTTGTATTTGAAGATCAAATGGCAGAAGGTATCGATCCTATAAGTGTTGCAAGTGTTATGTTAGCAGTATCCATAAAACAATTAAAAAGAAGACTTGACCCTGAAGAGTTTAGTGCTATAATGGAAGACATTACATCAAACAAATTCCTAGAATGGGAAGGACTATCAGATGAAGACGTTAGTGTGTTGGTAGACGATTTAAACGAAGAAACAAAAAAGGTGATACATTGAAAGAACTTTGGACAGAGAAATACAGACCCTCAAGCATAGGTACCTATGTGTTTCGAGATGAGGGTCAACGCCAGCAGGTAAGTGGCTGGGTCGAAGAAGGGGCACTACCACACTTGCTATTCAGTGGTGCCCCCGGAACAGGTAAGACAACACTAGCAAAAGTTTTACTTGCAGAACTTGACATAGACAGTATGGACATACTGGAAATAAATGCCAGTAATGAGAACAATGTTGAAACCATAAGAACAAAGATTACAAATTTTTCATCCACTATGCCGTTTGGCGATATAAAATACGTCCTCCTAGACGAAGCAGATTATATTACTCCTAATGGTCAGGCGGCACTTCGTGGTGTAATGGAAATGTATCACACTAGTTGTAGATTTATTTTAACTTGTAATTATCCGCAGAGGATTATTCCTGCACTACATAGTAGATGTCAAGGCTTCCATATTGAAAAGTTAGACATAACAGAGTTTACAGCCAGGCTGGCACAAATTTGTATTGATGAAAATGTGGAAGTAGATTTAGAAACACTAGACACTTATGTACAAGCAAGTTATCCTGACTTGCGTAAAAGTATTAACTTGGTACAGCAAAATGTAATAGAAGGCACTCTACAACGTCCCCAAGACGGAGATAAAGCATCTAGTGATTGGATGCTGAGTGCTATTGAAATGTTTAAGGCAGGCAAGTACAAAGATGCCAGAACATTAATTTGCAACCAAGCAAGACCAGAAGAGTATGATGACATATACAAGTTTATGTATAGAAACTTAGAGCTATGGGGCAACACAGAACAGCAACAAGATCAAGCAGTCGTTATTATCAGAAATGGCATGGCCAAGAGCAGTTTATGTGCTGACCCAGAAATTAATCTTTCAGCAACGTTGATTGAATTACAAATGAATAGTATGTAATAAATAGTTGCATGATTTCTGACATCCAAGATATAGATAATGCAATTATATTAGAGTTTACAAATTACTCTACGCCATATCAGAAAGAAAATACTATACACGACGATTGGTATCCATTTATAATGAGACCACTTGCTCCATTTGGATTGAATGATGTTTTCAAAGAAAGAAATATACCCAGCACAGTAATTAATTATACAGATTGGTTTACAGTAGACCAATTAGAATATTGCATTACCACATGGCTAGAAAAAAATAATTTTAGTAAACCTATTATTTGTTTAAGTGCTTTAAGTCCTATAGATATACTTAATCCAAATCATGTTATACAAAAAGTTTTAAAAATACTTTTAGATAAAGATATAGAATTTATGTTTATAGTAGGTGGACCAACACCAATGTACAAAGAAAGTAATGATAAAAACTCTATATATCCAAATTATATTTTTTCTGGCAGGGCATTACATATTTTAGAACAATGGTTAGACAATGAAATAGATATAGATGACCATATGATGCCTATAGGCAAATTTAAAAGACTATCTCCTAAAACCTCAGATGTACAAGAGGAGCCAATTATACCTAAATTGTATGATGATTATTGTTTAACTAAACATGATGTTATTCAAATGGAATTAAGAATAGGTTGTAAATTTAATTGTACGTTTTGTAGTTTTGAATATAGAGGTGCTAAAAAAGTTACTACATCTAAAGCTCATCAAATATATGAGTATATGCAAACTGCCAAAGACAAATTTGGAATAACAAATTTTTCTATACAAGATGATACTGTAAATGAAGATGAAGAAAAACTAATGGTTCTCAAAGATGCTACCGAGTTATTAGACTATAAACCAAACATTGGCGGATTTATTCGATTTGATCTGCTTATGAGAAAAAAACATGTATTGCCATTATTAGATAAATGTGGATTTCAAAATGCTTGGTTTGGATTAGAATCTTTTCATGAGGAAGCAAATAAAGTTGTAAGAAAAAGAATTAAAAGAGAAGACATTTTTAATTTTTTTAGACATATAAGAAAAAAGTACCCACATTGGAGATACAACGCATCTGTCATTGTGGGGTTGCCTAAAGAACCTTTAAGTCATATAAAAGAAACTATGAAGATAGTAACCCAAGAGAATTTATTAGATGGTGTAGATTTTTATCCTTTGATGATAGGGAGGAGTTCGTCCCATGTAAATTCAGAACATGCCAGTGAATTCTCTAGACAACCAGAAAAATTTGGAATAAAATTTTTAGGTAATCAACCAGGATACTATCATCATACTCAGGATACTAGTTTATTTTGGAGTCATGAACATGCTAACGTAAAGACTGCAAAGCAAATGTGTAAATTATTGCATACATACAATTCAAAAAGGGGCATACATACATTTTCTGGATGGGATCATATTGTTGCTAAAGCCTTAAATTTTGATTTAGACTCTGTCAATAAGGAAACCGATCCAGAAAAGTTTTATAAAGCCAGGCTAAACTATACCCAAGCACAAATAGACCACATCTTTAATTACGTTGGTCGTAAGATCGATTACTATAAAAATCTTTAACTGTTATATAAGTCTAATACTTCTGTTACAACAGGATGTCTTTCAATATCTTTATTTGTAAAGTTTACCATTTTAATTCTATCTGAATTTGCCGTATGTAGTCTTTCCATGATACATTTTAAGCCATTACTTTCAAAGCCTCGTTCATGCTGATTTAAATCTCCTGTTACCACCAGTTTGCTGTTTTCACCTATTCTGGTTAGTAGCATTTTCATTTGGTTATCAGTAGCATTTTGCATTTCATCCGCAATAATATATGAATCCTTAAATGTCCTACCTCGCATATAAGCCAAAGGTGCTATTTCTATTTTGTTATCGCCTAGCATAAACTCTATTTGATCTGGTGAGTAATATTCCTCAAACACATCAAAAATTGGTCTAGTCCATGGCGCCATTTTTTCCTGTAGTGTGCCTGGTAAAAACCCATGTTGCTCATCTACACTTACTGCTGGTCTCGTTACTACTAGTTTGTTTATATTGTCGTTTTTGAGTTCCTTAATACCCACTAATGTTGAAATGAGTGTTTTACCTGTACCTGCTGGCCCAATGGCAAACACTATGTTGATGTTTTTGTCCTCTAATAATCCAAGTAAGTCATCTTGGTGGAAGTTGCGAGGTACAATCTTAACTTCCTTTTGTCTGTTTCTTTGTAGGGCTCCACCCTGTATTACTCTCAAATAATCTCCTCCTTTTTGTTTTCTATATTTGTTACAATTCTTCTTTCTAGCCTTTCTGGACATGAATTTCTCCTTGTATAAGCCATAAAAAAACCGTGCATGGGCGGTATCCCATCACGGTAGTTTGCTTTCTCTGTGTGCCAACTTTTTATATGGTTGTTTATCATAAATTGTTTTTGTAAAATTTCATTACAATATTACTTAGTAGTAGAATATAAGACAAAAACAACATAGTTAATATATCACTAAATGATAAATAGTTGTATGACAATTTCAGTAAAACTATTAAACGACAAAATAACAGAAGTGTCTAAGTCTAATACTTTGTTAGATATGCTTATGGAGTTTGAAAAAACACTAGATGAACTAGATCTGTATGCATTTAAGAATTGGGACAAGGGCGAAATACTAGAAGGACCTAGCATAGGTAGACATTATGTAAATGTTAAATTGCTATATCCTTTAAAGGAAATGCCAGATCCTGAAGGTGCAAAAAGACTTATTGCTAGAGATTGTTTAGTAAAATATTCAAAAGATTCATTAGAAACTCCTAGAAAAGTAGAGAATTTTAATGACGTTGAAATAAGTGTTAGACCAGATGGTGGTCAACGTTTTACACCAAAAGCAGACAGCAATCCAGTTTGGGTTGTAAGTATTGACATGCCTAGACGTTATGTAGATGAGTTCAGTGCTCAACATGTTGAAGCAAAAGAAGATGAGTACATTGACAACGAAGATACAGATAGTAATGCTCAGGTAGGTCAAGAACAAATAAATCAGGCAGGGATCTAACGTGGCATTAAAAGAAGGAGATCTTAAAAATACTATACTTAAAAAAATTAGTATAGATGAATTTGTGCCTAAAACAGGTGCAACAGAAGATGTAATGGTAATTGGTTTGTATTTAAACGAAACAGCACCAGCAAAAGATCTTTATCATTTTATTAATAATAGTATTATAGAAATTAGAGATGTAGAAGTTTCTCCTAACCCTAATCCAGAAAACTATTATATGGTTTTTATGGAGTTAGATAGAAACGAAGATGCACTTAGTAAAATTAAAAATATTGTACAAGAAGTAGAACGGTTATCCGGCAAACTAAATTGGGAAGTGTCAACAACATTAAGCGATGATATTATTAAATTAAATGATGATGTATTAGAGCAATACATTCAACAAGATCCAGAAAATTATCTTTCCAAGGACGAATTTATGGCACAAAAATTAGAAGCAGAACAACAAGCAGAAGAATTAAGACTTGAAGAAGAAGCAAAAGACAATAGTAGTAAAATTTTAGAGTTTTTAAAAGCAAGTAGTTTATTAGAAGCAGGTATAACTGATAACGTTTTACACCTAAGAGGCTCTAGAGATATTGCTAGTTTAGAAATAGTAAATTTTGGAAACAGCACTAGTGTAATGGAAGAAGTAGGTATAACTGAAAGTGCCCTTAAACTAGATTTTGATAAAGTTGCTATGTCAAAATTAAATGCTATGCTGGGAGAAATGAGAGCAATGCCAATAGACGAGTATATTGTAATTTATAATCCAGCAAACACAGATATATTAGTAACTAAAGTGAGTTAGACACAGATGAACCAATTTTTTATAGGCATTATTTTATTGTTAGGTATTGGTGGATATTTTTTATACCAAGAAAACGTAACACTAAAAGCAAACAACATGGCACTTGAAGGTGCCGTCCAAGAACAAAAACTTGCCATGGAGGCGATGAAAGAATCGTTTGAAAAACAAGGCAAGGCATTACAAAACATGAGCAGAAAGAATGCAGAGATTGAGCAAGAGAAGGCTCAGTATTTGGCAATCTTTGCCAAACATAATTTAAATAGTTTAGCAGTAGCAAAACCAGGACTAATAGAATTAAGATTTAACAAGGCTTCCGAAGCCGTATTTGAGGGATTAGAAGATGACACACAGCAAATTTTTGAGCTTGACACTCCTGTTATTCCTGACTAGTGGATGTTCAATGATGGGCACTAAGCCTGTCCAGATAGTTTCTAAACCTATACAGATAGATATAATGCAACCTGCATTACCACGTCCAGTAGAACTCACAGCACCAACATGGTATGTTGTGTCTGAAGCAAAAATTACTAACCCATGTCAGAAAGTTATGAAACTTGATGAGAATGGTAATCACATTGTTAAAGAAGATGGTACACATCAATTAACTAGACCCAAAACATGTGAACTTAGCGAAAGAGAAAATCCAGATTGGCCAGTAGGCTACACTTACTTTGATAGATTCATTGACACAATGAAAAAACAAAACAACGGTGAAGTTGTATTTGTTGCTACATCAATTGGTGACTATGAGGTTATGGCTGAGGACATGCAAGAGATCAAACGTTACATTAAACAAATGGGCGAAGTAATTGTTTATTATAGAGAAGTAACTTTACCCAACGGCCAAAAAGGCGTTGGAGCAGAATTTGAAGTTAAAGATAATAAAGCAATAACTAGACTTACACCTAAAATATTTGGAAAAGACGACTAAAAATTAACATATAATTTAATTTCCAAAACCACTCATTTTACACCAATTTATACATTAATGAATACATGTATCTATAAATATGGGTGTAGGATTATCCTGCAAAATTGAATTAGGCGTAAGCCTAATTTTTGTTCACACAAGTGTAATATTTTATATTACAGCGAAACACAGGAGTGGTTATGAATATTCGCAAACTATTCCTTGGGTTAGCCGCCACACTTTTAATAAGTGTTCCGGTATTCGCCCAAGAAACTACTTCAGCAATCAGAGGATCAGTACTAACATCCTCAGGTGCAGAAGTATCAGGAGCATCAGTCTCCATTATCCATGAACCATCAGGTTCAGCATCAACTCAAACAACAAACGAAGACGGAGTATTCCTTGCAAGGAATCTACGTGTTGGTGGTCCTTATAAGATCGTTGTTAGTGGTGCAGGTGGGTATGCTGAGTTGAGCGACATCTATCTTGAACTATCTGAAACTTCTAGAGTTAAAATTGCTCTTACGAGTTCAGATGCAGTTGAAGAATTAGTTGTTGTTGGACAAGCATTAAACTCTTCAGGACTTATAACTGGTCCTAGAAGTACATTAACCGGTGATCAAATTATGGATATTGCCAGTGTCAACAGAGACATTAAAGATGCAGTAGCAACACAACCTTTTGTGAATGTTTACAGTATTTCTTTTAATGGCGATGATACTGAAAGTATTTCGATTGCAGGTACTAATGCTAGATACAGTCAATTTCAAGTTGACGGTATTGGGCAATCAGATGACTTTGGTCTAGAGTATGGTGGTTATCCAGGAGTTAAATCTCCTCTATCACTTGACTCAGTAGAGCAGGTATCTGTTAGTGTTGTAGACTATGATGTCAGAGACTCAGGGTCAACAGCAGGTGTTATTAACGTTGTTACTAAGTCAGGTACCAACGAACTGTCAGGATCTGTTTACGGCTTTACAACTAGCGATAGTTGGGTTGGAGATGAGATTGACGGCCAAGAACTTACTGTTGGTGAGTTTGAGGAAGACACAAAAGGTTTTACATTAGGCGGACCTATCCTCGAGGATAAGTTATTCTTTTTTGTAAACTATGACAAATTTGAGAAAAGTGAACCAGGTATCTGGGGAGCCGCTGGTAGTGGTGCCCTTAGAGAAGTTGATGGTGTAACTGTAGCAGACGCAGACAGAATTATTGGCATTGCTAATGATGTGTATGGGTATGACGCAGGTTCGGCCTCAGGTGGTGTTAATTCATTACTTGATGAAGATATGCTAATTAAACTAGACTGGAACATTAATGACTCACACAGAGCAACTTACACAAACCAGACATCAGAAAACAATGACGTTAGAGAGTATGGTGGTTCAAATACAGTATTAGCACTTACAAGTGGTAACTATATTAAAACTACAGACTTGACAGCAGACAGTTTCCAAGTGTTTAGTGATTGGAATGACAGACTATCTACTACATTTAGATATGGTGATAGACTTGTTGAAACTTCACAGGCAAGTGTTGGTGGCGATGACTTTATGAGAGCAATCGTAGAGTTAGGAGAAGGCGATAGAGGACCACAAGTCCTAGTAGGACCTGATCCATTTAGACATTACAACTTTTTAGAAACACAATCAAGTGAATTAGAGTTTGAATTATCTTACTTAATTGGTTCACATGAATTGGTTGCGGGTATTTCTAAAAATGGTGTTGATGTAGCAAACGGGTTCGTTGCATACTCAGACGGTGTTCTTGAATACGCAAGTATTGAAGACTTTGAGAACAAGAATCCTTATAGCATTGACTATAGAAACTCCCCAAGTGGTAATCCAGCCGATGGTGCCGCTTTCTTTGAAATAGAAACAACTAGTTACTATGTTCAAGATACTTGGGATTACAGTGACAGACTTACACTTAACTATGGAGCACGTTATGAGAAAATCTCAATGGACGATGCACCTAAGTATAACGATACACTTAACGGCTACTATGGTATCAGAAATGATGTCAGCCTAGACGGAAAGGATGTATTTTTACCTAGAGTAAGTTTTGTTTATGACGCAGACGACTTCGGTGCTTTCCAAGAACTAACGTTCAGAGGTGGTGCTGGATACTTTACAGGTGGTAGACCAAATGTATGGATGGGCGGTACTTTCAGTAATGACGGTATTGGTATCCAAAATGCTAACGTACCATTATCAGCGGCCGCAGGGTTCGATGGTTTTGATACAACAACATTTGACAGTTACATTTATCAACCTGGTCAGGAAGGTTTTAGACCTGCATTTGCAGATATCCTAGATCCAAACTTTGAGTTACCAAGAGAGTTAAAACTTTCTGTAGGTGCTGATTGGGTAATGGGCGATGGCTACTACATGAGTGCAGACTTCTTAATGACTAGAACTGACAAAGACTTACACTATAAACAACTAAGACTTGGTAACCCAGCATTTGCCGGTGTAGCCAATTGTGATATTCCTGTTACCAACTTACCAATTGGTGTTGGACCAGATGGCAGAGATATCTATGCTGATTATAGTTTATGTAGTAAAGCAATGGAACGTTTTTATGACTACAGAGGTTATGACATGTTACTCACTAACACAGACAAAGGCGAAAGCGAATTGTTTGCAGTTAGTGTAAGTAAAGCATTTGAAAATGGGTTTGACTTTTATGCAAACTACACATGGCAAGATGTTGATACTGTTGGTAACTTAACTTCAAGTAGAAACATTTCTAACTTTAAGTATACTACTAAGTATGATGACTTTAATGAAGACGTAATGCATAGATCAGTTTACGAAAGAGAACACACATTAAGTTTTGTTGGTAACTATACTGCAAACTTAATTGCTAACTCTCCAAGTAGATTTACATTTATTGTTAGTGCTGTAAGTGGTGAGCCTTTCTCATACACATTAGGCCAATACAAAGATGGTGCTTTATGGGGTCTTGATAGAGAGTCAACAAGAGACGAAACTGCGGCATTCTATGTCCCAGACGGATCTGGAACTGACGTAATTATACCAAGTTGGTTTGCAGACGACTTTAATGCCTACATTGCCGCCTCAGGGTTAGGTAAGTATGCAGGTGGTTTTGCACCAATTAATGAGTTTGAAACAGATTGGAATTACAGACTTGACTTTAAATTTACACAGGAACTTCCTGGGTTAGGTTTAACAGACAAGGATAAATTTGTAATTACACTTGATGTTGAAAACTTACTCAACTTGCTTGACAGCGATTGGGGTAAACAAACCAAAGCAAACGGAACAGCAAGAAGTATTGCAGAAGCAACTCCTATCAACAATGGTGATGGTAGTTGGTCTTATGAATACAGACCTGCTTATGGTATGAACATAGATAGAATTGATAACCAAGTTACCAATTACTATAGAAGTACTTACCGTTTACAACTTGGACTTAAATACGTTTTCTAAACGATACCAAGAACAGAATAAAGGGTGTTTTTGGCACCCTTTTTCTTGACTTCTAAACCATAAGGTAGTATAATAAGACTATGGATCACTACGAAACACTTGGCGTAAGCAAAGACGCCAGTCAGCAGGATATTAAGAAGGCATACCGCAAACTTGCGAGTAAGCATCATCCTGATAAAGGTGGTGACCAAGAACAATTCAAAAGGGTGCAGGCCGCATACGATACACTAAGTGATCCAGAACAACGTGCTCAGTATGATAACCCTAACCCTTTTGAAGGTTTCGGACAAGGTTTTGGTAACAGTCCCTTTGCAGATATATTTGGCGATATATTTGGACAAAGGAGACACAATCAAAGACAAGTTAAAAATCCTGACGGTATAGTTGATTTAGGCGTAACATTATTACAAACATATACTGGTAGTACAGTAGTAGTAAATACAGGTTACGGCAGTTACGAATTAAATATACCTCAAGGTGTTAATGATGGTACTCGGTTGAGACTTGCAGGTAAAGGTCCTGTTAGAGATGAACGATTACCAGCAGGTGATTTAATTGTTAGGTTACATATAGAGTTTCCTAATAATTGGGGTAGAGATAGAGAGCATTTATTTTTAAGGCATAATATTAATGCCATAGATGCCATGACAGGTTGTGTTATTACTATTGTTCATGTGGACAATAAAAGATACGAACTAAAAGTTCCAGCAGGAATAGAGCATGGTAGTAGATTAAAAATGAGCGGATTAGGTATGAGAATGCCTGAATATGGTGTTGTTGGTGATCTATACATACTCATAGAGTTAGACATACCCATTATAACCAATGACGAAGATAAAGAAACTTTAAATAATATAAAACAAAGAAGCACTTATGGAAAGCAAATATATAGATAGTATCATTCAAAACGCAGTAAATTTTGCCAAGGACAAAGGTCATGAATATGTCACCTTAGAACATATTATGTTTTGTCTTTTGGAAAATGAAGACATTGCAGAGCTAGTAAAAGAGCTTAGTGTGGATTTAAATAATATTGTTGAAGACATAAATCAGTATTTAGACGATCCTGTACTTAATGGATTAACCAATGAGCATGGAGTTAAAGGGGAACCTAAAAAAACTGCCTCCACAGAACGAATTATACAACGTGCTTTAGCACAGGTTATTTTTAGTGGTAGAGAAGAAGTGAAGCCTTTAGATATGTTTTTAAGTATCTTAAGCGAACAAAATTCACATGCGGCTTACTTTTGCCAATTAAATGGCCTAGATAAAAATATTATTGTTGACTTTTTAGAACACAAATACAATAGCGATAAAAGTACAGAGCTTGTAAAAGAATACACAACTAACTTAAATGAAGAAGCACAAAAGAACAGAATAGACAACCTTATAGGCAGACATGAGGAAGTAGATGAGCTTGTACATATACTTGCTAGACGTAAAAAGAATAACGTAGTGTTAGTTGGTGAACCTGGTACAGGTAAAACAGCGGTAGCAGAGGGTCTTGCTAAACGTATTGTTGATGGTGATGTTCCTGACGTTATACAAAATAAAATTATCTACAGTTTAGCAGTAGGCGATTTACTTGCTGGTACCAGATACAGAGGAGACTTTGAGGAGAGGTTCAAGACAGTACTTGAAACATTAGAGGCTAGTCCTAATGCCATATTGTTTATAGATGAAATACATATGATTATGGGTGCCGGTAGTGCTGGTAGCAGTAGTGTTGACATTGCAAACATGATTAAGCCTGTGTTAGGCAAAGGCAGACTGCTTACTATAGGTGCTACAACACCAGATGAATTTGCTGACAGTTTTGAGAAGGACAGAGCATTAATGCGTAGGTTTGCGAAACTAGATATAATGGAAACTAATATTGAAGATACAAAAGAAATTGTAAAAGGTCTCAATAACTATTATGAGGACTTTCACAAAGTAAAATACAGTCAAGACATTTTAGAAAAGTCAGTTGACTTATGTCACAGATATATTAAAAACAAAGCATTTCCAGATAAGGCGTTAGACGTTATAGACGCCGCAGGTGCCAGAGTAAAATTACGTGGCGAACAAGATGTTACACTAAAAGATGTTATCCATGTTATTAGTAAGATATCCCATGTAGGTGTTGATGTTATAGACGTAGAGAGTGTGGACACATATAAAAACTTAGATACCAGAATTAAAAAGGTTGTGTTTGGACAAAATGAAGCAGTAGATAAAATTGTAGAGAACATTGTAGTTAGTAAGTCAGGACTCAGAGAGAAAAACAAACCAATTGGTAGTTTCTTGTTAGTTGGTCCTACAGGTACAGGTAAAACTGAAACTGCTAAAACACTTGCAACTGAATTAGAATGTAAACTGGTTAAGTTTGATATGTCAGAGTATATGGAAAGACATTCAGTTTCCAAACTAATTGGTGCACCTCCAGGATATGTAGGACACGCCGAAGGAAAATTAGGACAAGGATTGCTTTTAGCAGAAGTTGAAGAAAATCCTAACTGTGTCTTACTACTTGATGAAGTAGAAAAAGCGGCACCAGAAGTATTACAAGTATTATTACAGGTAATGGATGATGGACATTTAACAGGCAGTACAGGTAAAAAAGTAGATTTTAGTAATGTTATATTACTTATGACCAGTAATTTAGGAGCCACAGATGCTGAGGGACTAAAAATTGGTTTTGGAGATCAAACAAAAACTAAAGCAGTCGATAAAGCAGTTGAGAAATTCTTCTCTCCTGAATTTAGAAACAGATTAGATGCAGTTATTACATTTAATAAACTTGCTAAAGAGTTAATGTTGTTAATAGTTGATAGGCTTGTTAAAGAAACAAATGAGTTACTTGCTGAAAATGAAAGCACAGTTACTATTAGCCTAACTGCTAATGCTAGGCAACAACTTGCTGATGATGGATATGAACCAAGTATGGGTGCAAGACCTTTAAAAAGAGTTTTTGAAGATAAAGTTAAAAAACCACTAAGTAAGAAAGTTTTATTTGAAGACTTGTCAGATATTAATATATCAGTTGATTATGTAAATGAGGAATATACCTTTTTAACATAATATGGCATTCTACACTCAAAGCACTAAAAACTCATGTATACCTTTGGGCGATACATATAAAGGAATAAAAGTAACTCCTAGTGAAAAAATTTACTATGGTGATTATCAATACAAACTTTGTTTCGACGGTAATCAATTTCATTATGATATTTTATTTTTAGCAGATTTAGTTAATACAATACACCATGATACTTGGCATTACAGAATGCAAATGACATCTAAAAGTATTAACATATATCTACATGAAAAGAATGTTGTAGATAGTGTAATTAAACGGTTTCAACATACAGATTATTTAAAGTCTTTACATGCTCCACTAGATCAAGACCATTTGGACAGTCTTCTAGATTCAGACACAGAGTATGTATATAGGAATAAATACTGGTACGGAAACTATCCTATCAAAATATCTTTATTTAGACGATTTCAGGACGAAGTAGGTGCTAAAGAGATTTCAGATTTTATTAAAGGTAGTTTTGATGAGTATAGACTTCATGACAGTTATTCAGATAGATGGTATGTTAATTACTTGTGGTTAACACATGAAGAATTTAAAAAGGGTTATCCATTTCTTAAATTAAGTTATGGTGACTATATAGACAAAATACAAAAAGTAAAATTATTGGAGAAATAATGTTTTTTGGAAAAGATACAAATTTAGATCGTGAAGCGGTCTTTGAACAACTTAAAATAGATGAAGGAGTGGTATATGAAGTATATCATGATCATTTGGGACTCCCAACATTTGGTGTTGGACATTTGGTTTTAGAATCAGACCCAGAATATGGAAAGCCAGTAGGAACTCCTGTAGACGAGGATAGAGTCAAAGAATGTTTTGAAAAAGATTTAGATACAGCAATATCAGAGTGTGAAGTATTATACGAAGACTTTGGTGATTGGCCAGATGAAGTTCAACAAATATTAGTAAACATGATGTTTAATATGGGTAGAACTAGATTATCAGGATTTAAAAACTTTAAGAAGGCTCTTGAATCTCAGGATTGGAAAAAAGCAGGTGTTGAAGGCAGAGATAGTAAGTGGTATAGACAAGTTACTAATCGTGCTGAAAGACTAATGGAGAGATTAGAAAACGTCTAGGTGATAAATAGTATTATTATTTAGAGGATTTTTTTAATGCCCACTAACAGAAGAAGTATTAATATTATTGGTTCCACAGGAACCACTATGAATGAAACAAGCAATTCCGTAAAAGGAGATTCTTTTTACGGATATTCTGATGGCTGGCACACAATTCAAGTAGTTTATAACCAATATATAGGCAGATTACATGTAGAGGCTAGTTTAGCCACTACACCTACAGATTCAGATTGGTTTCCTATCAAACCAGAAGTTACTAATGGTACTGAGTTTTCAGCAGGCCTTAGTTACGTTCAGTTTAACAGTAATAATCCAGGCAATGGTTCAGAAGCATATACGTTTAGAGGAAACTTTACATATCTACGTGTAAGAATGGACAGAGCCCATGTCGGAGACGGCACTACCTATGACCCTTCATACGGATCTATAAGCAAAGTAATTTTATCAGCATAAAGTGATAAATAGTGTAATATAATACACTATTAGGATAAAATTGAATGTCATTTGCAAACACATTTATAACATTAAGCGACGTTGATATTACAACATTACAGGCTGGTAAATTCTTACGAGTAAGACCATCTGGTAACTTAGAGATTTCACAATACGATATCACAACTGATACTTTAACTGATGTTGTTACTTCTGGTGCTTATGCTCCTAGTGTAGGACAAACTTTAGTATTCCAAGCAGATAATACCTGGAAGCCTAGTACACTTGATGTATATGCGGCAGGTAATGGTATTAATAAGTCAGGCTTAACACTTAATGTTACAGCAGGGTCAGGAGGAGGATTACTTAGTAATGCTTCAGGTGTATATATTGCTGACGTTACTGATGCGGCCAATGTGGCGGCAACACATGGTAACGCAACTCATACGCCAGTTATTACAGTAAACAGTAAAGGACAAATAACAGGTGTAACTCCAGTTGAGATTACAACTACTTCGGCATCAAGTCTAACAGCAGACTATACTAATAGTATTACAGGAACATCAGGACAGATTACTGTTACTGGTGGCACCGGCAACAAAGCAAATGCTGTTCTTAATTTAGTAGCAACAGGTGTAACAGCAGGTGTATATGGTAACACTACTCATGCTCCACGTATAACAGTAGACACTTATGGTAGAATAAGTTCAGTAGATACAGTAGCAGTAAGCGGTAGTGGTGGAAGTGGCGGCAATGCAAGTTTAGGATTTGCTAACATAATTGTTTCAGGACAAACAACTGTTAGTGCAGAAAGACTAGAAGACGATTTAACTTTAGCCGCAGGTACAGGCACAACAATTACCACACTTGCTAATTCAGATACTATAACATTTGGTATAAACCCATCAACGGCCGCGGCCGCAATGGATATTGCAAACTTTAATGATGTAGACGCAAGTGGTATAACAAACGGCCAAGTACTAATTTGGAATAGTAGTACAAGTAAATTTGAAGCAGGTGACCAAACAGGCTCAGGTGGCGGCAGTAATGTACAATTAACATCATTTAGTGTAACCACAGCAACACCAAGTGGCAATGGAAGTTTAACATATAATAATGCAGGTGTATTTACATTTACACCAGCAAACGTAAGTAGTGGTGGAAGTTATAACGATGCGGCAGTTGACACTCATTTAAATAGAAGTGGTGCACTTTCAGGTCAAGTATTAACCTGGAACGGTTCAGATTATGCCTGGACAAACAAAACAACAGACACTGATACTGATACACAAGATTTAAGTATTAGTGGTAACGTAATCAGTTTAACTAATGGTGGTACTGTAGATCTTACATCAGCATTAGCAAGTGCCGGCGGAGGCACTGACTCACAAGACCTAACTATTAGTGGTAACGTAATAAGCCTTACAGGCCAATCAGGTAATGTTGATTTAACATCGGCTCTAGGTGCAGTTGCAGGAACATTTAATAATGATTCAGTAGATAGTCATTTAAACGTAAGTGGCGCAAGTGCTAGTCAGGTACTAAGTTGGAACGGAAGTGATTATGCTTGGGTAACAGACAATGATGCACAAACACTAAGTTGGAATGCAGGAACATCAACATTATCAGTGAGTAGCGGTAATAGTGTTGACTTATCAGCATTAGAACAAACTTTAAGTTTAAGTGCAAATATATTAACAATTAGCGGAAGCTCAAGTACTGTAGATTTAGGTAAGACAAGATTCTACTATGCTAATCAAACAGACTTCCCTAATGCTACAACATACCATGGTGCTATTGCACACTCACATTCAGACGGAGCCATGTACTTTGCACACGGTGGTTCATGGAATAAAATACCAACCACAAGTGATATTACAACAGCAAATACAAATATGCAGGCTTATGTTGATGCAGAAGTCAACACATTAATAGGCGGAGCCAATGTAAACTTAGACAGTTTGGCAGAAGTAGCCAATGCATTAGCAAACAGCAATACAGAATTAAGTACGGTTGCATTCACTGGAAACTTTAGTGATGTACAATCAAGACCTACACCAACATTAAGTGGTAGTAACTTTACATATGACGGCACCACAATAGACTTTAGTGGTGTTGGAGCAACAGGTCCAACTGGACCCACAGGTGCAACAGGACCCACAGGTGCAACAGGTAATGGCGTAACAGCCGCAACAGTAAGTGGTGGGAATTTATTATTAACATATAGTAATACATCAACACAAAATGTTGGAAGTGTACAAGGCCCACAAGGTGATACTGGTGCAACAGGTTCAACAGGTGCTACAGGTCCAGCAGGTGCTGACGGCCAAACAATTAGTAGTGCCGCAGTAAGCAGTGGTACAATAACACTAACAATGAACGATGCCTCTACTATTACAGTTAGTGGAAATGTACAAGGAGCCGTAGGTGCCACAGGTCCTACAGGTCCTACAGGAGCAACTGGTCCACAAGGTCCAGCAGGTAATGATGGAGCCGATGGAGCCGATGGAGCCGTAGACCAAACTCTAAGTGTAAGTGGTAATGTAATTACAATTAGTGGTAACAACGACACAGTAGATTTAACTACTATGTTATCACCATACTTAAAAGCAGAAACAGATAGCCAAGATTTAACACTAAGTGGCAACGTAATTAGTTTAACAGGACAAAGTGGTAATGTTGACTTAACAAGTTTATTAGGAAGTGTATCAGGCTCATATAACGATGCCGCAGTAGATACACATTTAAATACCAGTTCAGCAAGTACTAACGAAGTATTAAGTTGGAACGGTTCAGATTATGACTGGGTTGCACAATCAGGTGGCGCCAGTACATTAGATGGTCTAACAGATGTTTCGGCATCAAGTCCAAGCAGTGGCCAAGTCCTTAAATGGAATGGTAGTGCATGGGCACCAGCGGCAGATTTAAACTCCGGTGGCGGTGGCGGTGGAGCCACAGTACAAAGATTTAAACTTAATTACCTTTCAAGTGGTAATTTAGGTAGCATAACAGACTCTACAAGTTTAATTGATAGTGTTAGTATTGATAGTGCTAGTGGAGGAGACGTTACAGTAAACTTTGACAGCTCAATAAATTATCCACCAGCATCAGTAATAATATATGGTTACGATTATACTAACAACAAATATTCAGTTGTTCCTTTAGAAACAACTATGGCACTTAGAGAAATAGCAGGTGGCGGAAGCTCAGGCTCACCTACATTGTTTAATGGATCATCAAGTATTGCACTTAAACTGAGACTAAGAGAAACAGAAACTGGTGCAAGTAGGAGTTTTGGAACTGTTACTCATGCCTGGGTAGAATTTGTAGTGTACGATTAAGGATTAAGTTATGGCAATTAGTAACTACAAATCCACACAGATAGAACTTAACGTACCTAATAAGGTATTAGCAACTAGTATATCATCTGTAAATGGATATGCATACTGGCCACACCAAAATGGTAGTGGTGATTTATGGTATTCAGGTTCAGGCACAAAGAAATATTATCAATGGGAAGTAACATTTAGTGTTACTGAACAACAACATGGCTCCCACTTAACAAGAGACGATTTTAAATATAACGGTTTAGACATTGTTGTGGGGGATTGGTTATCTGAAGCAACAAGTGGTGACTGCTGGAAAATTATTTCAGTATCATCTAAAACAGCAAATTCAGTAACCTGTATTGTTGAAGACTGGTTAAGGTATAACACATTTAGAGCAAGTAATGGTAATGGAGCACCTAGTAATGGAGCAGGTGTTGTCTTTAGTTTAAATGAAAAAGGTATCCCAATGTTGGATCCTTTACCAACAACCGTTAGTTCAAGTTATTATCCCACAATAGCAAGTAGATTTGAATACTTAAACCCACAACAAAACTATGTATTAGAGCAAACAGCTCATGGATTAGATAAGGGTGATATAGTTGCTGTAAGTAGTTCAGGGTTTAGTAAAGCAAACACATCCACAATGGCTAAAATGATAGGTGTTGTAACTCAGGCAGGACCGGGACCTAACCAGTTCATGATTATGCCTAACAACCAAATTATAGATTTTGAACCTAGCATACCTGGTAATCAAGGTGATTACATTTATGTTAGTAGTGCAGGAGAATTTACAACTAGTGATACTGGTAAGATAGCATTTTTAAAAGTACAAGATTCTATCCCCACAGTATTAACAGGAACAGTAAATGATCCTTCTGTACCAGATACTCATAGCATTTTATTAAATACAAAAACAGTAACCTTTAGTGGTACTAATAATGCTAATGCAACACTTTCACAAATAGTAAGCCAAATAAACAATGTTGCAAACACTAATGTGGTTGCCACAACAATACCTACACCTAATGCTATTAACAGTGATTCAAGTACTGCTATATATGGATTGGTAGGTGGTTATACTCCATTTAGTGCATACATTGATAGTGGTAGTGGTAATACTCTTGTAAACTTTACTACAAACGGTTCACAATATGCAGGTGTATCAACACCACAAGATATGGCTACAGATATTACTGCGGCAAATATAGCCAATTTAACCATTAGTTCAACTGCAACAGTATTAACACTTACGGAAGAAAATGGTAATGCTATTACATTTGCTAATGGAAATGCAGATACAAATAGCAATCCCTTTGCAGGTGGTAGTAGTTTAACAGGATATCCTTTAACTAATGCTAGTCCAGGTACAAGCAAACTAAAACTTACAAGATCAGATGGCGGCCCTATTGACATATATGAAGGAACAGAAAATTTTAGGGTAGGTACAGGTATAGCAAGTGGACATACAGGAATGTATCCACTAGCAATGAACATTGAACAAGGTATTAGAACGGGTGGAACAACACTTGTTGCTGACATAAGTGCAAGAGACAGTTTAAGCTCACAAGCAGGTGACCAAGCATACGTTACTAACAAAGGTGACGGCGAATGGGGTCTATACCTTTATACAGGAAGTGCTTGGGTAGAGGTTAGTAATCAGGATAGTGCTACAGTAGATGCTAAAACTTTAACAGTAAACTTTGAAATGCCAGTTGGCGGCTTTGGAACAAGCACAACAACCAATATGGGTAATATATCTCCAGGCAGAAAAATACAAAGTGTCAGTGTTGAAGTTCATACAGCCTTTACAGGACACTCAGGTGGTTCTCCAAATATTGAAGTTGGAACTATAGCAGACCCAGATGTATTTTGTGATAGCCCTAGCAATGACTTAACTGGATTAGGGTCTTATCTTTGTAATCCAGAGTATGTGTACCCTGCATCTGAAACGCAAGACATTACTGTAAGAGCACGTTGTAATCATTACAATGCCAGTGCTGGAAATGTAACAGTAAAACTAACCTACGTATAATAAAAAACCCTTAAAACGATAAATACTAGTAACGTTCAGCGAAAGCGAAACGTTATCGATAACGAATTAGAACACATAAGTATTAGGAGATACAAAATGGCTGACATAAAAAACTTTGGTATCAAAGGTATTGCGGCCGATGTGCAAATGGGAAAATCCGGGGGTCGTTTAATATACGATGCTGGTAACGGAAGATTTGACCTAACGCAAAGTAACGGTACTACTCTAGAAGATATTAGATTAGGAACAGTTACGGCGGGTGCTTGGAATGGCACGGCAATCGGAACACAGTACGGTGGTACAGGACAAAATTTCAGTAGTAGTTCTGGTGTTATAAAAGTTTCAAGCGGTACTATGTCCGCTGGATCAATTGATCTTACTGCAGATGTAACTGGTGCTTTACCAGTAGCAAATGGTGGTACAGGTGCAACTGGAGCCAGTGATGCAAGAACCAACTTGGGACTTGGAAACTTATCCGTTCAGGCGGCAAACTCAGTAAACATTGATGGCGGTGCTATTGATGGTACAATAATCGGAGCCAACTCGGCGGCGGCTATTACAGGTACCACAATTACTGCTAGTACAGGGTTTGTTGGTAACTTAACTGGTACAGCCAGTCAAGCAACAGAATTTACTTCAGCAGTAACAGTTGCTTTGTCAGGTGATGCAACAGGAAGTGCGACATTTACAGGTGCAGGTAATACTGCCACTATCGCAACAACCTTAGCAGACAGTGGAGTTAGTGCCGGTTCATACGGATCAAGTTCTGCAATTCCAGTAATAACAGTTGACGCAAAAGGTAGAGTCACAGCAGTAAGTACTGCGGCTACCTCAAGTGTATTAACAATTGGAGCCGATAGTGGTTCTGATGATACTGTTACAGTTGGAACTGACACTTTGAACTTTGTTGGAACAAGTAACGAAATAGAAACAACAGTTAGTAATAACCAAATTCAAATAGGTTTACCTAACGATGTAACAGTAGGTAATAACCTAAGTGTTACAGGTAGTTTCTTATCAGACGACATAACAGCAGATACTGTTACAATTAATGGTAACTTAACAGTTACTGGAACAAGAACTATAACAAACTCTACAACAGTAGAAGTTTCAGATCCAATTTTTACAGTTGGTGATGATGCAAGTGATGATAACTTAGATAGAGGTATAAACTTTAAATATAACAGCAGTGGTGCTAAATTAGGATTCTTTGGATTCGACGATAGTACTGGTGTATTTACATTTATTCCAGATGCAACTGACTCAGGTTCAGTTATGTCAGGTTCAGCAGGTGCTGTAAAATTTGGTGCTGTAGAAGGTACATCATTTAGTGATGGTACAATCTCAGGTATTACATTTGTAGATGAAGACAATATGGCTTCAGACTCTGCAACTAAAGTACCTACACAGCAATCAGTTAAAGCATACGTTGATACACAAATTACCGCACAAGACCTAGATTTCCAAGGAGATTCAGGTGGTGCATTGAGTGTAGACCTTGATTCACAAGTGCTAGACATTGCTGGTGGAACAGGACTTTCAACAGTCGGTTCAGGACAAACTTTAACTGTGAGCCTAGACAATACAGCAGTATCGGCTGGTAACTATGGTAGTTCAACTGCTATTCCAGTTATTACTGTAGATGCACAAGGTAGAATTACAGCGGCTTCAACTGCAAGTATTTCAACATCTTGGACATTAACAGGTGACAGTGGTACGCAAACAGTTGACGGTGGAGACACAGTTGACATCGCAGGTGGAACAGGTATAACAACAGCGGCTACGGCTACTGATACTTTAACTGTAACTCTTGACGATACTGCCGTTACAGCAGGTTCATATGGTAGTGCAACAGCAATTCCAACTTTTACAGTTGACGATCAAGGACGTTTAACAGCGGCCGGAACAGCGGCTATTAGCTCAGATTTAACAATCGGTGCTGACAGTGGTTCAGATGACGTTGTAAGAGTAGGAACTGACACAATTAACTTTGCAGGTACATCAAACGAAACTACAACAACAGTTAGTAACAATACTATTACTGTTGGACTAGCAAGTTCAGTATCTGGATTAACAAGTGTTAGTGCAACAACTTTAACAGATGGTGCATTAACTGTAACAGCAGGTAACGTAACAGGTGCTGTAAATGTTACAGCAAGTGGTACTGTACAGTATGGATCATTAAGTGATGGTAGTATTACTATTGCTGGATTTGTTGATGAAGATAACATGGCTAGTGATAGTGCTACTCTTGTTCCTACACAACAATCAGTTAAAGCATACGTAGATTCAGTTGCAACAGCGGCTGATTTAGACTTCCAAGGTGACTCAGGTGGAGCATTAAGCATAGACTTAGACAGCGAAACTTTAGACATCGCAGGTGGTACTAATATTACTACAGCAGGTGCTGATAATACATTAACTGTAAACCTTGATGCAACACTAACTAATATGACAGCAGGTACTTTCTCAGGACAAGTATCAGCAGGTACATTAACTGATGGCGTAGCAAGTATTAACAGTGGTGCTATTTCAGGTGTTACAACTATTGCTACATCAGGTGATGTAACAGTTGGTGGTAACTTAACTGTAAGTGGTACACAAACTAGTGTTAATTCAACTAACACAACAATAACTGACACCTTAATTACACTACAAAGTGGATTAACTGGTGCTAACCCTAATGACATTGGTCACATTTATGAAAGAGGCTCCGATGGAAACAACGGTTTCTTAGGATGGGATCAAAGTACAGATAGATTTGTAGCGGCGACTACAACTGCAGACGGATCAACTGCTGGTGATTTAACACTAGCGGCAACTGATTTTGAAGCGGCTGGACTCATCGGTACAAGTGCTACTATTAGTGGTGCTGTAAGTTTTGGTTCATTAACAGACAGTGGCGAAAGCATTACTGTAACAAAATTTGTTGATGAAGCAGATGGAATTAGTAATAACGATAACGATACTACTCTTCCAACTTCAGCGGCAGTTGTTGACTATGTTGCTAACAACGGCGGTGACGGACTTTTATTAAGAGCGGCTGTAACAAGTGGAGCCACAACGGCTTCTATTGGTACGGTACCTAACGTTTCCAGCAGAACTTATTATGCTGAGAAAATAGTATTAAAAGTAAGTACAGCCTTTGCAGGTAATAGTGTTAATTACATTACTATTAAAGAGAACGGTGGTTCAGGTAGTACACTTGTTGCTAAAGCAGACGCAGATGCGGCTACAGTAGGTAACTATATTATAGAACTAGATGGCGACATTACTTTAACAAAAAATGCGGCGGTAACGTTAGCATTCTTTGATGCAAGTGATAACGCAGTTGCACCAACAAGTGGTGCGGCAGTGGCCTCAGTTCACTACAACTGGGTATAATAATATCCTAGGGTAGGGAGTAACTTTAAAGGGCGGTTTTTTAACCGCCCTTTTTTTGAGTAAAGATAAATATTTAATGTAACGCAAGTTACACTCGTTCATTCACTCTAAATGTAGCAGTGAACGGAAGTAGTCAATTGGGACGAAGGAACGTACTGAACTCGTTCATCGCCACTCTAAATGTAGAGCGACGACGGAAGTAGGTAATTAGACCGAAGGAACGCATCTTTGTAAAAGGAGATGACATGACTAATCAAAACGCACAAATTAAACGTGCAGTCAAATTAGCCCTTAGAAGAGAAAAAAGAAAATCTGATTTGCAGGAAAAATTCTTTCCTCGTATGGTCACTAACTCTAAAAGAAAATCTGAGTTACCTGATTATATAACAGATAATCCTTTCTATCCTTAAGGCATACGTGGCCCTTCGGGGCCACACTATTTTTTAGCATCAGCTCTAAAAGTACAAATAAGCATTGTTGTTTCTACCATACTCATATTAGGAGTTAAACTCCAGGGTATATGACTAGGCCAGTATATTACTTTATACTGTTTAGGTTTTATATAAACACTATTTTCCTGTGTATTTTGTCCTGCATAAACTTTAGATGTATAGTTATCTAATTTTAAATGACTACCTTTATTAGTTGTTTGTAAATATACACCTGCATTGTACCATCTTTGTGGCTCTAAAGTTGTAGGGAAAGAATGGTTAGGGTTAGTAGATATGAGCCAAGGGTTAAGCAAATTAATATCTCTTGCAACTCCCAAGTCAAAATTATTAACTACATTGCCTACAAAGTTTTTTGCTAATAAGTTTGCAAGTTGTGGTATAATACCTTCACAAGGAAACTGCTTGTTTGTAAACCAGCCATAAACAGTTTCTGTAGTAATACCAGATTCTTTATTCTTTTTTAAACTTTCCTGAATGTTTTTATTTAAATCACTAGGTACCTCTAGTTGTCCCTCAAATAAATAGTCTGGAAATAGTATTTTCTTTTTGTATGCCATAATACTATTTAACAAAAAACACTTGACAAAATACAGTTTCTTAGTATAATAGTGCTGTAACATAGGAAATAATATGAAGAAAGATAAAATTATTTTAACAGATTGCGATGGTGTTGTACTGGATTGGGAAGAAGGGTTTTCAGTTTGGATGGAACATCATGGACATAGTAAAGTTGAAGGCGCTCAGTATATGTACAATATTGGTGATAGATACGGTATTTCTAAAGAGCAAGGCTCACAAATGGTTAAAGTATTTAATGAAAGTGCGGCAATAGGATTCCTTCCTCCACTTCGTGATGCACAATACTTTGTTAAGAAATTACACGAACAACACCAGTACAAGTTTATAGCAATTACTAGTTTAAGTTTAGATCCTTATGCAAAAGAATTAAGAGAAAGAAATCTTAAAAAGTTATTTGGAGATGCATTTATAGAAGTTGTATGTTTAGATACAGGTGCTGATAAAGATGAAATACTTGCTGAGTATGGGCCTAAGTATCCAGGAAATTATTGGATAGAGGACAAGCCAGAAAATTTAAATGCTGGAATAAAAGAAGGGCTTAATGGTATTCTTATAGAACATGGGCATAATTTAGACTTTACTGGTGATGCTAATGTTGTTAAGAATTGGGAAGAAATTTATAATTTAATTGTAGATAATACTTGACAAGTTCTTAAATTTTGCTATAATATATAATATATTAGGTAAAGGAGTAGAAAAATGCAAACATTTCCAATCGAAGAAGTATTAGCAGTAAGTTGTGCGGCGCACAGAATTAATGACGGATTCATAAAAAAAGAACAAGTAAGGTTTGATAGAAAGTATGAGAAGTCAACTTGTAATAGTGATTTATTATACGATTATTTCTTTACTGATAAAAAGTTTAAAATAACTGATGCAGATAAAACTACTGCTACAGAAGTAAAAGAATATCTTTCAGGTCTAAGTTTTAAAGCAATGGAACGTGATCTTACAGAGTTTGAAACCAATGTATTAAAGTTAGTCAGTTCTAAAGATATTGCTAAAGACAAATTAGGTATTGCGGCAAGTTTGCCTAAAGTTTACTTAAATAAAGTAGATCAAGATAATTGGACTGACAGAGAAATGGAACTTTCTAGAACCAGTCAAAATATTGGTACTTTGCATCAAAGAGAAAGAATAGATGCAGTTGTAGAATTTACTAGATATATACCTAGAACAATGAGCTACATTGTTACTTGTAGTGTAAAAAATCAGCATATACTTAAATTTTTTACAGACAAAAAAATTGAAAAAGGTAAAAAGGTTACACTTGAAGGATTTGTAAAATCTCAGAGTAAAGGTAAATACCATAGTGGACAGGAAACAGTTGTTAACCGTATCAAGTTCATCGAAGACGAAACCAAATAGAGCGATTTTCCGGGTGCCCGGTGGTTAGAACACTCTTAAAACTAAAAAACCATAATTTGCCAGACAACTGATCAAGGTCTATAACTCGATCAGATTAGAAAGAACCTCTCTTATTAGATAGCGATCGAATAGAGGGGTTTTCCCTTGATAGCCTGAGGCCAAATATTGATAAATACTAGTATAACAAATTAGGGAGTTATACAATGGCAGAAGACACAGTTAAGAAAGAATTTCATCCTGCTGACACAAACGGTGATGGAAAAGTAAGCAAGGCCGAAGAGGCAATGTTTTTAGAATTTAAACGTAAAGAATTAGAAGATATGGATGCTATGCGTGATGCTCAAAGAAGCATGGCATGGTTTGCCTTAAGTGGTATGTTACTATATCCATTTGCTGTAGTAATTGCAGTATTGGCTGGACTTAACCAAGCAAGTGAAATATTAGGCGATATGGCGGCTACATACTTTGTAGCAGTTGCTGGTATTGTTGCCGCTTTCTTTGGTGCTCAAGCATTTAGTAAAGGTAAGTAATAGTATGTTCATTAAACACTTTGTAAGAATGTTGACACGAGAAGAACTCAGTGATGAGGACGTTATTGTGTATTTCGATATTGTACAAAGTGTTGTACCAACTAAACTTTTAACAGCATATGATGACGAAAAATCTAAAGTAGGTATAGAAGTAATGGCATACACTAGCGAAGATGACGAAGGTGATATGTTTATATACGAAATCATACTTGAAGATGAAATAGATTCAGTAGAGGGAGATGAGATATCAGATCAACTTTTTGAAGAGTTTCCTGATATTAAATTTACATTTGAAGCCTCTGTAGAGGTGTAATGATTTTAGAAGTCCATTATAATGGCAACGAATTTATCGCTTACGATAAAAAAACTAATCAAAAAATAACAGATAGGTCTATTCTAGAAAACCTATCTTTCCAACAATTTCCAGGAGTTAAAGGTGTTTTTGAAATATCTGTTGACTCTACCGTAAATCCTGTTATAATAGAACCATTACAAATAAATATTGGCATACAGGATACAAACAATGGCATTTAATAAAACATTCAATCAAGAAGAAGTAGCAAGGCTTAAAAAATTAATTCAGGAAGGAGATCAAGTTCTACATGAAGTTGATGCTCTAAGCACAGGCCTCCGTGAAACTGTTAAAGCAATAGCAGAGGAAATGGATCTTAAGCCTGGTGTTTTAATGAAAGCAGTAAAGATTGCTCACAAAGCCAAGTTCCAAGATGAGTTCGATAAGTTTGACGAACTAGAAACTATTTTGGAATCTGTTGGTAAAACACTATAATTAATTGACTTTATACTACTATTACTGTATAATAACAGTATGAGGATAGCACATCTATGAGTTACGTTGACGCATTTTACGATCAAGGCAAGGACATTGTTACTGTCGTTGAGCGTATTGATGGCAAACGTATTATAAAAGAAATAAGTCCCACACATAATTTTTATTATGCTGACCCACATGGTAAACATAAAAGCATTTACGGTGACCCTGTAACTGAACTAAGATGTGCTAATATAAAAGACTTTAAGAAAAATTTAGGTATACATAGCAGTAATAAAACATTCGAGAGCGATATAAGGCCTATTAATAAAGTATTAGCACAAGACTACAACGGTGCTGATGCACCAGATCTAAATGTAGCATTTTTTGATATTGAGGTAGACTTCGATCCACAACGTGGATACAGTAGTCCTTCTGACCCATTTACTCCCATAACAGCAATAGGTGTTTACTTACAGTGGATGGATGCAATGATATGTTTAGCAGTACCTCCTAAAACTTTAAGTTGGGAACAGGCACAAGAAGTTGTTAAGCCTCTACCTGAAGTAATGCTGTTTAAAACAGAAAAGGAGATGTTAGATACATTTTTAGATATTATAGAAGATGCTGACGTACTTAGTGGCTGGAACAGTGAAGGATATGATATACCTTATACAGTTAATAGGATTACTAAAACATTAGGTAAAGCAGAAACAAGACGTATGTGTTTGATGAAAAAACTGCCTAAGAGAAGAGAGTATGAAAAGTTTGGCAGTGAAGTTGTTACATATGATTTAGTAGGTAGAATACATTTAGATTACTTAGAGCTTTATAGAAAATATAACTATGAAGAACGCCATAGTTATAGATTAGACTATATTGGTGAAATGGAAGTTGGTGAAAAGAAAGTTCCATATGAAGGTAGTTTAGATAGACTTTACAATCATGACTTCTTAAAGTTTTGTGAATATAACATACAAGACGTTATGCTGTTGGATAAACTGGATAAGAAACTACAGTTTGTTGATCTAGCAAACATTATTGCACATGAAAATACAGTATTAATTCCAACAACTATGGGTGCTGTAGCAACAACTGAACAAGCAATTATAAATGAAGCACATAGACGTGGCATGGTAGTTCCTGATAAGCCTAAATCATCTGAACGTGATAGTGCGGCAGGTGCCTTTGTGGCTACGCCTAAGAAAGGATATCATGACTGGGTAGGCAGTATGGATTTAAACAGTCTATATCCTAGTGTGTTTAGGGCTCTTAATATGGCGCCTGAGACTATTGTGGGACAATTAGATCCTAGTTATACATTAGAAGAAATTACAAATGCACAAAAATTAGAGAAGAAAAGTTTTGCTGATGCTTGGCATGGCAAGTTTGGTACAAACGAGTTTGAGTTTGTTAAAAGCAAAGACGTTGACCATATGATGAAGTTAGAAATGGAAGATGGTGGAGTACATGAAGTAACAGGTGCTGACGTTTATAACTTAGTTTTTAATAGTGGCCAACCCTGGAATATTAGTGCTAACGGCACAATATTTACAACTGACGTACAAGGTATTGTGCCTGGCTTATTGGAACTTTGGTATACTGATAGACAACGTATGCAGAAGAAGAAAAAAGAATCAGAAGGCGCAGAGCAGGTATATTGGGATAAAAGGCAGTTAGTTAAAAAGATTCAGTTAAACAGTTTGTATGGTGCAATACTTAATCCTCATTGTAGGTTTTATGACAAACGTATAGGACAAAGCACAACACTAACAGGCAGAGCTATTACGAAGCATATGGCGGCTGAGACAAACAGAATATTTACAGGCGAATATGATTATGAAGGCGAAACAATAATTTATGGTGATACTGATTCTGTGTATTTTAGTGCGGCACCTATTATGGGTGAACAAGCATTAGATATGGATAGTGCTATTAAGTTATATGATCATGTATCAGACACAGTGAGTGGTACATTTCCTAAGTTTTTAAAAGACACATTTAATGTTCCTTTGGAACGTGGTGCTGTAATGATTGCTGGTAGAGAAGTTGTTGGCAGAGCAGGATTGTTTTTAACTAAAAAGAGATATGGTATATTGTGTTTAGATATTGAAGGTTATCAGCCTGAAGGTGGCAAACTAAAGGCAATGGGTTTAGAAATTAAACGTTCTGACACTCCTGAGTTTATACAAGACTTTTTAGAAGAATTATTAGTAGATTGTTTAAATGGTTTAGGCGAAGAACATGTAATAGAAAAAATTAAAGAGTTTAAAAAGTATTTTAAAGAGTTAGAGCCATGGGGCAAGGGTATGCCTAAACGTGCTAATAATGTTACTATGTATACATCTAAAATGATGGAGCAAGCCAGAGCACCTAATACAAATACGTTACATAAATTACATGCTCTTAAAAATGAAGGCAAAAGCAATATGATACCTGGGCATGTTAGAGCTAGTATTAATTGGAACAATCTTAAAAAAGCAAACAGTGATGCGTATAGTTTATCAGTAACAGACGGTGCTAAAGTAATTGTATGTAAACTTAAAAATAATCCAATGGGATATACTAGTGTAGCATATCCTACAGATGAACTTAATTTGCCACAATGGTTTAAGGATTTACCATTTGATGAAGAGGCAATGGAAGAAACAGTATTAGATAAAAAAGTTGCTAATGTTATTGGTCCTATGGGCTTTGATTTAAGCAGGACTACACAAAGTGAAACGTTATCAACGTTTTTTGAATTCTAAAAAAATGGTTAAAAACAACTTGACTTATCTAAATAACAATGTATAATGATATATTAATCTTGGAGAAATGAATGGCAATTAAAGACATAATGAAAGACGTACTTAAACATACACATGGTTTAGGTATATTTGAAATGGTTAAGATTTCCGGTGATGTTGAAAAAACTACTGTTGAAACAGTAGATGCAGACAAAACTGTAATCTTTAAAGGTGAGACACATAACCCTTATCCTGAGTTTGTGGACTCAACTGTTGGGTTAAGCAGAATGCAGGTATTACAGGGCTACTTACAATATCCTGGATTTGATGGCGAAGGTTCAGACGTTAAAATAAACACACAAGACCGTAATGGCGAAACTGTTCCTGTTGAAGTAGAATTTACAAGTGCAGATGGAAATGATGCACATTACAGATTTATGTTAGCAGATGTTATTAACCAGCAACTTAAAGCAATTAAGTTTAAAGGTGCTGAGTTTGATTTAAACATTGTGCCTACTGATAAAAATTTAAAAGACATGGCATACTTTAATAGTGTGTTAGGTGGATTTGAGGCGAACTTTAGTCCTAAAACTGATGGTACTAGTTTATGGTTCCATATTGGTGATGGTGTAAGTGACAGAACAAAAATTTTAATTAATAGTGATATTGATGGTAGCATTACAGGTGACTGGAAATGGCCTTTAGATATTGTATTAAAAATATTAAGGCTAAGTGATACTGGTAATTGTGTAATGAGTATTAATGATCAAGGCCTACTACAAATTATTGTAGACAGCGGAATGGCAAAATACACATACTTATTACCTGCGAGAAGTTAATGTACGATTTAGGAAAGACACAAAGAGACTACGCCTTATACTTACCTGCTATTAGTAGTTTCTATGTAAAGCAATTAGAAAAAATTGCTAAAGATGGTGGCAGGATACCTGAAGGCTTTGAATTAGGCCATGAAGGTATGGATTTCCTAAAAGACAAAGACACTTACTATCATTATCCTTGGGGATTGTATTCAGCCGGTCATGCTCAGTTAGACTTAACAAAGTTAGATGGCGAGCCTATGATTACTGACAGAGATAGAAGTAAAACAATGATACTAGGAGACTCCGGTGGTTTCCAGATTGCCACAGGTGTTATTAAAATGGATTGGGCTAATGCTATTAACCCAGATGATCCTGCCAGGATAGAGCTAGTAGATAAAATACTTAAATGGGAAGAAGAACAATGTGATTGGGCAATGACACTTGATGTACCTCCTTTTGCCGCCTTCCCTCCTTTTAATAAGAAAACAGGTTTAGAAACATTTGAGCAAACTATGACAATTAGTTTGTACAACTTAGATTACTACATGAAGAACAGAACACCAGGTAAGTGTAAGTTCTTAAATGTAATGAGTGGTGTTGACCAACCTACTTGTGATGAGTGGTATGAAAATGTTAAAAACTTTAGTGATCCTAAGTTTTGCCAAGAAGCATATGGCAATAGTGAACTTGCATTAGAAGGATATGCATTTGCTGATTTACAAAAACGTAATATGAGAATGGCACTAAGACGTATATTAAAACTTAGAGAAGATGGCTTACTTAAAGACAAAGGTTGGATACATTTCCTAGGTACAGGTAAACTAGACTGGGCATGTTACTTAACTAGCATACAAAGAATGTTAAGAAAACATGATAGTCCAGAAATATGTTTGAGTATGGATGCCGCAAGTCCGTTTGTTAATAGTGCATATGGTAGTACATATACACATAACAGTTTCCATCCTAAGAAGTTCAGTTACTTAATGGACAGAGCAATAGACAATCAGGCACTTAAAGGGTCTGATATGCCTATGCCTTTTGCACACTCTCCTATAATGAGCAGGCTAACTGCTGGAGATATTTGTGCAATGGCAGAAGGAGACGAAGACAAGAACGGTAAAGCAAAAGGACCAGACAGTACAAGTTGGGACACACAAAGTTACTTATATTACATGGGTCATAGTGTGTACAACCATATTACTGCGGTACAAGAAGCAAACAGGTTAGCAGATGTAGAAAAGTACAGAACTAATATACATTACAGTGACTTTATAAAAGACAAATCAAGTGGTAAGAGTAATGAGTTTAGTCCTTATGTACCTGCAAAAGCATTATACTTCGATAGTTTTTGTCAGGAAGTATTAGACCCTAAATTATCTATTGATGAAGCATATGACTTAATTGAAAAAAATATTAAATTATTAGATGAGTTGAGCTTTGGTGCTAAAACTAATGCAGGATTTGGTGCTTTCTTTGAAGAGGAAGAGTTTGATATGGATGATGATATTGGTGCTAAAACACATGATATTATGTCTGGAGACTTTGAGGCATAGTAAATGAAAGATAAGCCTAATTTTAATGACGTAAAATTCTTTGTTGGTAAAGAAGTTGAGCATACCGTTGCACAAGGTGAAACTACTTTGTTTGTAGCAGGTTGGCAACCAGTAGAAGAAATTTTAAGTAGAGCATTAAATGAAAAATGTACTCATATACACTTATGCTATTTTGATGCAGAGAGATTTGATCAATGGAAACTTTGGGAAGAACTACTTTTGCATTTATGCGATAATGGTGTTAAGGTTACATTAGAATTTGAAGTTAAGTATGCAGAAGATATATTTAAAATGGGGTTACATGATTATAGCAATTTTATACCTGTTATAACCGCAGTATTGCCTAGTTCATCTAAATACAACTTTAATACAGCATTTAAAATTGCTGATAAAGGGTTTGACAAGACCAATGAAGGTACTTGGTCAATGCAATTACAAGATGTATTAGATAAGGAACATTTTATTCCTTGGTCTAAATACACTGATGGAGGCGATAAGCCAGTAGAATGAAAATAGATATAACAGCAACAGACGATGACGGAATACAAACATACGCATCTTATGACGGAGACTTCCAATATGAGGAAGATATACAGGCATTGGTAGTTTTATTGTTTAAATTCTTAATAAAAAACGGTGCAGAAATACCAGAAGAACTGATTGAAGAACTGGATAAACTGTAAATAAACACTATAGAAGGCAGATTATTATGAGAAGTATTTGGGTAACATTTAGTAAAGAAGGGATACATTTCTATCCTGGAGCAGACACAGATCCTAATTTAGCAACAGGCGATTGGGACGACGTAAGTTTTTTAGGGTATAAACACAGACATATTTTCCACTTTAAAGTGTGGATTGAAGTGTTTCATGATGATAGAGACATCGAGTTTATACAGTTTAAAAGATGGCTTGAAAGTTTGTATAACGAAGAAGTTATACAACTTAATAACAAGTCATGCGAGATGATCGCAGATAATTTGGCGGAACAGATACAGAATAAGTATCCTGGCCGTTGGGTAAAAATTTCAGTAGCAGAAGATAATGAAAATGGTGCTGAAATGGAATATGTAAAATTACCATAAAAGGAGAAAAATATGGAAACGCATCTACAATTAAAAGTAGCAATGGAAACATACTTAGCAGAACATGAAAAGTTTGAAGTAAATGGTGTAAAGGCTAGTTCAACAAGAGCTAGAAAGGCACTTATGGAACTTACTAAACTTGCTAAAACAAGAAGAACTGAAATCCAAGAAAAAAGGAATTCAATGTAATATGGAAAAAGACGACAAAAGTAATACAGAATCTAAGCCTAACTTTATTTCTAAAAATGAGGCAGATAAGAAAAACGATTTTGCACAAAGTTTAGATGACAAAATTACTGATGTTGTTGATTATGGAGATTTAGGCGATGAGTAAATTAATATATGTTCCTTTAGAACACATAGATGGTAGATATACTGTTCATATGGATATTGCTATTGAGGAATATCTTAACAGAGAAAATATTGACTATATTAAAGTTATGCCTACATATGAAACTCCTCCACTTCCTGAAGGACAATTTTTAAATTCTGCTTTTACAAGTAAATTTAAAGCATTGCAAATAGCAGAGATATCAGACTTAATAGAACGAGGTGTCATAACAGATGGTGATACCTTATTCTTTAGTGATATATGGTTCCCAGGAATAGAAAGTATTGCTTACATGAAATATTTTAACAAGATGGATAACCTTAAAATTACAGGCATCATACATGCAGGTAGTTTTACTGATACAGACTTTGTTAGGGATATGGAACGTTGGGCAAAGAACTTTGAAGATATTATTTTTGATATTAGTGATACAATTTATTGTGCAAGTAATTTCATTAAAAATGATATTATAAAGAAAAGAATGGTTAATCCTAATAAATTAGTTGTTTCAGGTTTACCTGTAGACTATTCAGGATTAGAAAAACACAAAGGGCAAACTAAAAAAGATATTGTTATTTTTAATGGTAGACTTTGTGATGAGAAACAACCTTGGTTGTTTAATGAACTGCGAGAGCAAGTATCTAAAAGACTTGATAGGGATATACAATTTCTTAAAACGCAGGAAATGGATCTTAGCAAGGAAGAATATTACAGTTTACTAGGAAAAAGTAAAGCAGTAGTAAGTTATGCCTTGCAAGAAAACTTTGGCTTTGGAGTTGCTGAAGCCGTATATTTAGGTTGTACACCTGTATTGCCTAATAGACTAGTGTATCCTGAACTATATCCAGATACAAAACTATTTGATAGATTTGATGAAAGTGTGGATATGGTAATTAATGCACTTAATGATTATCAAGAGCAACAAATAGTCTTAAACACAGATCAGGTAATGCAAACCTGGTTTGGTGTTGGAGATAACACAGGCGACAAAATATGAGCAGTAATGAAGAAAAAACAATTTTAGTAACAGGTGGTAGTGGCTTTATAGGTAGTGTAACCTGTAAGTTACTTGCTGATTCTGGTTACAATGTTATTAATGTAGACAGAGTAAAAAGACCCATAGAGGGCGTAACACAATATCCATTTGATATTAACAACTCTCAAATTAAAGGTGTTATTGAAATGACAAAACCAGATGCAATTATTCATTTGGCGGCTCATCATAGTGTACCTAAAAGTATTGCAGAAGCAAAAGAATACTATGTAAACAATGTAGAAAATTCTATTAAACTATTAGATCATGCTATAGACGGTGGTGTAAAACATTTTGTATTCAGTAGTTCAAGTTCTGTTTACGGAGACTCAGACAACTTACTGAACTCAGAAATAGATGATATCAATCCTAAAACACCTTATGGTAGAACAAAGGCAATGGTGGAAACTATTTTAGAAGATCTATCAGCAGTACACGATTTTACTTATAATAGTTTAAGATATTTTTGTGCCGCAGGTAGTTATGAAGGATTTGGGTATCAGTTAGATCCTAAAGAACATATAATGCCTGTTTTAGTAGACAAGGCACTAAATGGAGGAAAGTTTGTAGTAAACGGAGATGACTACGACACAATAGATGGAACCTGTGTTAGAGATTATACTCACGTATTGGATATAGCAACAGCTCATTTGGCATCATTAAACTATCTGTTTGATGGTGGCGATAGTGGTGTATTTAACATTGGTGCTGGTTCTCCTAAAAGTATTAAGCAAGTTATAGCAGAAGTAGAAGCACAAACAGGCAATACAATTGATGTTGAATATGGTCCAAAAAGAGAAGGCGACGCCGCAAAAACAGATGCAAATATTTCTAAAGCAATAGATTTATTTGGTTGGGAACCAACAAATTCTTTAGAGGACATTGTAAAGTCAGAAATAGAATTTCAATCGTCCAAGAAAAAATAACTTGACATTGTAATCTTTTCTGCTATAATAATATTATGGCAAAACTATACTATTCTAACAAAGATCTAGACAAAGATCTTAGCGAAATAACAAGACAAATTCATGTAAGTGGTTTTAAACCTGATGTTGTAATTGGGCCTGGCAGAGGTGCCTATGTAATGGGCGTAATGCTAAGTCATTACTTTGAAGTTCCTTTCCATGGCTTTGAATGGCAAACAAGAGATCATGACATGATCAAGGAATCCACTAGGTTAGAGACTATTTTATCTAAATACAGTAGTGAAGATATTTTACTTGTAGATGACATTAATGATTCAGGACATACTTTAAACGGTATTAAAGGTGTTGTGGATAAATGGGATTCAGAAGAAAATAATAACCTATTGGCATTGCATGAAGGCTTAAAGTATGCTACACTATTCGATAAAGAGAGTAGTGCATTTGAGCATGTAAGTTTTACAGGTAATAGAGTGACGCCAGAAGAAGAAAAATGGATTGTATTTCCTTATGAGGAGTGGTGGAAGTGAGTACGGTAAAAAGTTTAACAAATCATTTAAAACATTTGGAAAACATACACCGAGAACTAGATAAGAAAATTACAAGGCATTGGGAACATCATGATAGTGATGACAAAGTTAGACAAGAGAAGTTCGAAAAACTTGCTCTTAAAAGGGAAATTGAAGAATTAAAAGAAAGAATTAAGGAAATGAAAAATGAAGACTAGTGAGAAAATAACACAAAGAATTAAAGATGCTGGTGCTAAGTATTGGGCAAGTGATAATGTTTCAGCATTTATGGACGAAGGTGATGATCAAGCACTTATTGAAGAACTTATTCCTCATTTTGAAGGTGTATTAGACACACTACTAATTGATAGATTTAATGACCCTAACAGTCAAGGTACTGCTAAACGTCTTGCTAAAATGTATATCAATGAACTTATGTGGGGCAGATATAACGATATGCCTAATGCTACAGCATTTCCTAATGACATTGAAGAAGGTTATAAAGGTATGTTGGTTGTGAGAAGTGAAATACAAAGTATGTGTTCACACCATCATCAGCCTGTTAAAGGTATTGCATACATAGGTATTATTGCAGGAGAAACGCTCATAGGGCTTTCTAAGTACACTAGAATTGCACAATGGTGTGCAAGACGTGGTACATTACAGGAAGAACTTGCTAATGATATTGCTAGAGAAATTAAGGCGGCAACTGGTAGTGTAAACTTAGGTGTTTACATACAAGCAACACACGGTTGCGTAGAGAACAGAGGTGTATTAGCACATAGCAGTTTAACACAAACAACTGTATTGGAAGGCAGATTTATGGAAGACCAGAGTACTAAGAAAGAATTTTTCGATAACATTAAACTACAGCAACAACATTCTTGCGGAACCTAATGATTAATACTCGTAATGGTCACTTAGTTATAGGCAGACATGCTGTGCCTGTTAGAGAGGTTACTGATGCAATTTGTGATAGATTCAATATGGATTGGATTTGCACTAGATACCCGTTAACACCACTTGAGGTTATGGAATGTCTTGACTGTGTTGCTGATTTAGACAAGTTAGATGCTGGTATACACTTACAGCTCGAAAATGTAAATGAGGAAGTTGGTCAACTTACTATAGAAGCAAGACAAATGTCTGATGTGTATTTTTTAAAAGCAATACAATATGGTAAAGTATTTCTTGAAAAAGAAGACAATTTTGACATTTTATATGATAAAGGATTTAGAATGTGTGCTATTGAATCTTTTGAAGATGAATTAAATGGCAGTATTACATTCCAATCTAGTGACTTGCATAATATTGTATATAGTGCTATAATGGATATTACTGACGGTGAATTTGATAAACAGGATTTTATAAATTTTTTAAAAGAACAAGATGGATAACACTACATTAAAATATAGCGAAACATTTTACTCCGCACAAGGCGAAGGACAGTATGTTGGTATTCCTAGTCTGTGGATGAGATTCTTCCTATGTAATTTACAATGTAATGGCTTTGGACAAAGTGATCCTACTGATCCAAGCACATATGATTTACCTTATGAAAAGTTAGATATTACAGACATAACAAATGTATTTGATTTGCCTGTGTTTGAAAAAGGTTGTGATAGTAGTTATACTTGGAGCAAAAAGTATAAGCACTTAATTACTGATAAGACGGTAGAGGAGGCAGTAGACGAACTTACAGCCCTTCTGCCGCACTCCCAATTTGTACATCCTGTTACAAAACAAAGTGTGCATATGGTGTTTACAGGTGGCGAGCCAATGCTTAAAAACACACAGCCTGGTATGATTAGTGTTATAGAAGAATTTAAACGCAGAGGCAATAAGCCAATGAACGTAACTGTGGAAACAAATGGCACAAAGCCTATAACAGATGAGTTTGCTAATTATATTAGCTCAGAATATCCAGCATGGGCTAATGGTTCAGAATGGTATTGGAGCCTTAGTCCTAAACTATGGAGTACTGCTGGTGAGAAGAACAAAAAAGCAATCAAGCCAGAAGTAATAGGCAGATATGCAGAAGTAAGTCCACATGGTCAATTGAAGTATGTGGTAAATGGCACAGATGAAAGTTGGAGAGAAGTAGAAGAACACACAAAATTATTTAGAGATGCCGGCTGTAACTTCCCTGTATGGATCATGGGAGTTGGCGGCACCTTTGAAGGCCTAGTACAAACAGAGGCAAGTATAGCCGACGAAGCCATACAACGTGGCTACAATTATACGAGCAGAGTTCACGTACATATATACGGTAACGCAATAGGAAAATAATATGGATAAACACGATTGGAATTTTATAAAGAACATGTCTCCTTTGCTGATAACAGCATTTGTAATGTTTTTAATGATGGTGGCATTTGAAACAAAAGCAGATGAAAAAGAAATTGTTGGGTATACAGAACACGGTATTGCTGTAACTAAACAAGATTTACAAGTTAAAAGTATTAATATGAGAAGTATTAGAGGTTATTCTATACAAAATAATAATGTAATTAGAGTTAGAACTACTAGAAAACAAGAATACGATATAGAGTTATATTATTGTTATGATCTTTCCTTCGCACAACGAATAGTATTCCAGCCTTGGGGCGGATTTAATACTATAGGCAGAGGCGATAAAATTATACCAATTAGTTTTGGCAGGCCAAGTAAACACACCTGTACAATAAAAAGTGTTACGGCAGTATTAAAGGAGAAAGAAGATGTCAAAGAAAACTAAACTACCATTTAGCATGATGCCTGCTAGTTGGGGTCTTAAAGGTAAGACTCGTGCAATAGCAGAAGCAGAATATTATTATGATGGAGAAGAGTTAGAAGAAGCATTAGCAGAAATTGAAGCAGAAACTGATGAAGATAAGGAAATTGCTAAACTTGATGTACAACTTAAAAATGGTAAAATTGGAAAATATGAACATGAAAAAGCAGTTGCTGATATTACACAGGCACCATATGTAAATGTTCTTAAATTAGACGTAAATCCTGAAAATGCTAAAGCAGGATATATGGAATTAGACTGGAACGATCATTTTGTTAAGTTTTTACATGAGAACGGGTATAGAGGCGAAAATGATGAAGATGTTGTTAATAAGTGGTTTAATGACGTATGTAGAACAGTATTAGTACAAGAAATAGCAGACCAAGATTACGGCTTACAGCAAGAAGGAGAAACTGATGTCATCAGAACAAATGGAAACACAGGCCAAGACAAAACTAGCGATCCTAGTTAAGTCTATAGAGCCAGTTGTAGAAAAGCAATTAGAGGATTTTACATCTGCTGAAGTAGAGTATATATTGGCTAATTTTAGGAAACATTTAAAATACGATTTAACAAGAGACTTTGAAAAACTTCGTGAAAAGAACTTGAAAGAATCGCCTTTTGATGCTATAATAAATGACGACTTAGGATTTAATAATGAGTAAAAAGACATACATATTAGTAGATAGTTTAAACATGTTCTTCCGTGCCAAACATGTTGGTGGGGGAAGAGATATTGATATGCGAGTTGGAATGGCTATGCATATTATGTTTAATAGTATTAAGAAAGTATGGCGAGATTTTGATGGCGATCATGTTGTTATGTGTTTAGAAGGACGTTCTTGGCGTAAAGACTTTTATACTCCATATAAAGCAAACCGTAAAGTCACAATGGATAAAAGAAGTGTCAGAGAGCAAGAAGATGACGAATTGTTTTTTGAATCTTATAATGATATGGTAGAGTTTTTAGATAAACGTACTAATTGTAGTGTTATACAACAGCCTAATGCTGAAGCAGATGACTTAATTGCTACTTGGATACAAGAACATCCAGAAGATAATCATGTAATTATAAGTACAGACAGTGACTTTTATCAGTTAATTGCAGACAATGTAACACAATATAACGGTACAACAGATCAAATTGTTAGTTTAGAAGGGTTTAAAGATTGTAAAACAGGTGAGTGGGTAATAGACAAAAAGACAAATGAAAAGAAAACTCCAGTAGTACCTGAATGGGTCTTGTTTGAGAAGTGTGTTAGAGGCGACTCTAGTGATAATGTGTTTAGTGCTTATCCTGGTGCTAGATTAAAAGGCACTAAAAATAAAACAGGAATTACAGAAGCCTATGAAGATAGGCACACAGGCGGATACAATTACAATAACTTTATGCTACAACGTTGGGTAGATCATGAAGAGCAAGAACACAGAGTGAAAGACGATTTTGAACGTAATAAAATACTAATTGATTTAACACAACAACCTGATGAGATAAAAGCAGAATGTAAACAACGAATTGCAGAAGCAAAAGAGAAAGAATCTAAACAGCAAGTTGGTATATATTTTATGAAGTTTTGTGCTAAATGGAATCTAGAACGTATGAGTCAGAATCCAGGAGATTATGCGGAGTTCATGAATGGAAAAGCCTGATCCTGTAGAAGAAGCAATGAAAAGAATTTGCTTGGATTGGCCTAAAAACCCGTATTGGATATTTACTAGTCCCGATCAGGACAAAGTATATAGGCAAATGAGAAGAGATGTTTGTCCTGAATTATTTAAAAATGATAAAGGAGAACCAAATAAACAACTTTATTCCATTGGTGGAGTAGTTGTTGGTAAAGACGAAGACTATGGTAATAAGGAGAATAGAGCATGGTAAAAAATAATAAAACTAAAGCATCATTACAGCAGATATCTGATGTAGCATGGCTTGTAAGGCAAGGTAAAAATAAAATGGGTATCTTAAATAAAGATGTCCAAAACCATTTCTTTTACATCAATGGTTCTAAAGGAATTGCCTTAGACAACGAAGAAGAGGTACAAGAGTATTTTGGAAATGCAGAAATTTTTTCACAGCAAATAACAGATTCGCCAACAGAGCCAGAAGCATTTTATATTAAAGGGCATCTTGTTGATTATGAAACTCCTTATCCATTAGATCCAAGTGAGCCTAACTATGATCCTGATGTTCCTTTATATACTAAAACTCCTGACAGTGACATTTATTATGCCGCAGGTTGGTATTGCATAAATTTTGATAAGTGTTGGAAACACGGACATGGTCCTAAGTATAGCACACTTATTAAATATGGATTTAGAGGGCCTTTTAAAACAGAGGATGAATGCAAGATTGTTCTTAAGCAAATTAATAAGGACAGGAAACTTAATGAAAGAATTGGACAAACTAAAATTACAACTTAAAAATCTTAAAGAACAAGGACATAATCAATTTACTATAAATGTAGATTATCTTTTAGATATATTGTCTAATCTTCCTGAGCAAAATGAAAAGCCTAATACTACAGGTAGTATTGAAGTAGATGGTGGAAATTTTGAAGACTTCTGAATTTGAAATACCCGAAAATTGTGGCTACAATAAGATTTTTAGATATAATTGGATAACACCTGTATATGGATTATCTATGTCACTTATACCTGTAATACATAAACTATGTAAAAAAAGGTGGGGTTGGCATTTTAAACCTAATCCAGATATGAACTACAATGATGAAAGATGGTTTGAAAAACAAAAAATGGTCTTATCTTTTGAAGACGAAAAAGACCTTGTTTTTGTTAAGATCAGTATAGATATACATAAATAAAAGCATGAAAAAAGGTACAATTAATTTTTGGAACAGCAGAAAAAACTACGGCGTAGTAAATGTTGGAAAGTCAAACATATACATTAAAAGACATCATGTCACTAATCCTACATCACCTGCAGTATTATCAGCAGGAATGGAAGTAGATTTTGATACAGAAATTAACGGTATGGAAATACAATCAACATGCGATTTAACGCCTAGAACAAAAGTAGAATAATGAAAGTAGAAATATACAGCAAACCACAATGTCCATTCTGCGTACAAGCAAAAGCATTAGCAGAAAGAGAAGGACACGAACTTACATACAAAATGCTCGATGAGGATTTTGATAGAGAAACACTAATGGAAACTTTTCCTGGTGCTAGAACATTCCCACAAATTATAGTAGACGGCGAAAAGATTGGTGGCTTTACAGAATACAAAGCCTTAGTAGAAGCAAGTAAATAATGAAAGAATTAGGAATGAGTTTATTAGGTTGTTTAGCAATAGGAATTTTCTTTGTTGCTAAAGTATATCCAAATTTAGAATACAGTGGTGCTAAAAGTAATACCACGTGTATAGGTGAATGTTATGCTGAGTATGTAGCATTAAATGGTACACCAGCAGAAATAGAGCAACGTAAACAAGCATTGGCTAACTTGGACGAGTTTAGTGATATCAGAAGTTTATGGGCAGGTTGTGCCGCATGTCACGGAGCAGATGGTGGCGGTGGTATAGGACCAATGTTAGCAGGACAAAGTTCCAGTGACATTGTAAGCAAACTTACTACATATAAAAACAAAGGACAGATAGGTGCTCAAAGTGCCTTGATGTGGGGACAGGCGGCAATGTTATCTGATAAAGATATGGAAACAAT